AATATATAATATAATAAACAATTAAATAACCAATTTAAATTAATTATCATGAAAAAAGTAAATTCAATTACTACAAAGCGATTTGTAATTCGTAAGTCATTAGTAGGAAGTAACACAGTGATTACTTTCACTAACAAAAAAGGTGTTAAGTACACTTACAATCACGATGAAGTGTATAAAGCCAACAAAGAAAGATTTGAAGCAATGCCATGTTTTGAGAAGTATAAGAATTATACCAACTCAAATGCAGTACCAGCATTCGCTCGCAACCTTGACTCAGTGATAATTGAGTAAGTTGGTTGAAGAGGGTCGCCAAATGGTGATCCTCTTTTTTTTACTAAAATGCTATACATGGTATTCACTGTCAAAAAGTGTGACATTTGCCCCTTACTAGGTTTACCTTAATAGCCTAATGTCACAGTTTCAGCGACAAACTTTCTTCTTAAAAGAAGAGAGATATAGTATAACACCACCCTATATTAACTAATCTAACTAACTATTAAACACCTCAAGCTATGTCTAAAAAACAAGATAGAAAGCAAATTAAAGAAGAAATACTCACGTCTATGTTCGCTATTGGAGCGTTACTCATTGGTTATGGTATTTTGCAAGCATTCGTATACCTTACAAATTAATTACGATGCTTCATATATAATATAATAAACATTTAAACCAACTTATTATGCGAAAAATATCTTTCTCTCGCCGCGACTCATTTAAAAAAGTAATCACCATAAATGGTCGCAAGTTCAAGCACTTCAGTTTGCTTAACATACCAAACAACTTCGGATGCCAATCTACTTCAAATGGTAAAGAAGGTATTTCAGAGTACATTAACTACAAAGGTTTAACTTATTACGCAGAGTAATTATGGAAGATCTAAGAAACATGTTAACTATTATTTCTAGTGGCCGTCGCTATGACGAGTTGACTGAATATGGCCAAGAGTATATAAGATCAAAAGCTAATTACTTATGCAATAAGTTTGATGGGCAAATAGCCGACACTCATCATGTAATCACTTATGCAAAATTCAAAGGATGGCTATAACTAAAAATAAATTATTATGAGTAGAGTAAAGTTCAATGGTTTTGAAAACCACATAATTAAACAAGCGTTAAATGGTTTTTCAAGCCAAATGGAAGCTGAAATAGAGCAAGCAGAAGCAGATGGTAACAGATCTATATATGCACCTGGTTTCTTTAATATGATCTGCAAAGATTTAATTGATAAAGTAGATGATATGACACTTAAAAAAGATAGAGGATTATGAATTATCATTGGAACAAAGACACTATTATGTACTTCGTACAATTATCAAGAGAAACTAACATGCAAGAGTTCTCATACAAAGTCATGGACTTCATTGAGCGTGATTGCAGTACTGAAGAAGATGAAACATTCCAAGATCTCTATGACGACCTTATGGATGTAATCTTAAAAGAAATAACCATTGACCGTGCTAAAGAAATACAAAACAAATACGATAAGTAAAATATAATATAATAAAATAAACACATCATGAAAACAGAAAATGCAATCAAAGCACTTATTAAAGCGCGTAACGAAAAGTACAATAGTAAGACACTTCACATCAAAGTATCTGAAGAGCGTAGTTGGTCAAACAAAAAAGTATTAACTATCACTGGTCACGAGGTAGCAGTATACTTCTCTGCTATGGCTAATTTCTTATGCCCAATGATCGCAACTTATGTTGAAGTTATTGATAATACAACTTATATTGAAGTTATTGATAATACAACAGTAAAAATTGAGCTTAACTAATATGACACCACAAGAAGAACTAGAGCAGCGTTTAAAGAACCACAAATGGTGGGCATTCATGAGTGATGATCCTTCTGTTGATAAAAAAGCACAAGAAGATTATATGGAGATCATTAAGCTAATGCGTGATTTCCCTAATCGTGAAGAGGCTTTTGAGTTATACAAAAAGCACTGCCCTGAAGAATTATTTCTTGATGGCTCTTTAGTACGTAAATCTATTGGACTATGACACTAATCACAATTTATAAAATAGCAGACGAGATAGTTATCAAGCATGGTATCTATGTAAGTAAGTCAAAAGACTATTTATCTCTGCCACCACAATACCAAAAGCAAGTTCGTGAGCGTGTATACAAGCAGCTTACTAATGCTTATATTGGCTAATGCTATACACATGCGAGAAAGATTACTACAATTATTTCACTATATTATTGTGGCACCAACAATAACAGCAATAGTATTTTTCATATGCTGGTTGTTCGCTAAGCTATATTTTCTTATAGTGTAACAAATTAAATACGATCACTTATATATAATATAAATATGAATAATCAAATCTTAAACAAAGAAACAAGTGTGGCTATGCTTAAAGCATTTGGCTGTACAGAAATATCTACTCCACAACAAAAAGCTAATGGCACAGATGTGTGGGAGTTACCAAGACATACTATTATCAAGTATAATGGTAAAGCAAAACCTGGTTGGAAACCTCGCTTTGCGCTGTATAATAGTGGTTATGTAAGAGTACTACATAGTCATCATAGTAAGCAGTGCTATCAAATCAACCCTACTTATGATCAAAAGTTTTTTTTCATTGATAGTCAACTCAATGTGCGTGAGTCTACAAGTAAAATGCGTATGCTTATCTACGGTGATGCCGCGCGATACCAATACCTAGTACAATACATCTTTAAAAATTACAAAAAATACCTTGAACTATGAAAAGTTTAATTGACCTATCACCAATCTTTAATTTCCTTAAAAAGAAAGACGAAGAACAAAAAGAACCAACATTCACATTGTCTGAAGTAATGGCCATATTGGAAGAAGCTCTTGTGAGATCTGAAGAAGATACTGGAGATATTAACTGGGACGATATAGAATATGATGTAGATATTGATTGGCATAAAAGAATTTGCATTAATAATGTAGATGTTTCAAGTCAACTTGAAGAAGTTTTTAACTCTGTAAATGACTGCTTTGAAAAACTTATTACCGACTATGTTGAAATGCAAAAAGAAAATAATAGTTAATTATGTCAGGATACGAAGTTATTAAAGGGAAAAATAAGTATGATCACTATGAAGTTCACATACCTATAGAAGAAGTTGGTATTGTATATGGTTCATACGAAGTATGGGATAGGGACTCTGGTGGTTATGTGTTTTACGAAGAAGGCTCGTTGATCTTTGAAGACGGCGAGTTGATCGACTATGATGGCATTGCCGAACTACCTGAGTCTATTATTAATGAAATAGCAAAAATTAGAAAAGTAAGTTTATGAGAGCTTTAGCAGAAGAACTATACGAGCGTACTAAAGATATGATCAGTGATATTGCTTTCCATGTTATGGATGATCACCATATATCTCATAGCAAAGATCAAGTACTAGCTAGTATACTAAATGAGTATTATACACTATGGGATAAACCAGTTAAGCTTGAGTACAATCTTAATAATGCAAAAGAGCTGATCTCGCGCGTCGAAATAGATAATGCCAATACATTACATAATAAAAAGTTATCAGACAAATCTAGGCTGTCTATTATTGTTCTATATCGCAGTACGTTAGCATATATATTCTATAAGCACTGGAACATGTCACAAACTCGTATTGGCAATCTATTTAATAGGGACAGAAGTACAGTAGCATATATGGTTTCAGCAACAGCAAATAACATATGGTATTATAATAAGCAAGATTGTTTTGAGCGTAGAGTTATTGAATACCTATTTGAAGAAGCTGGACTTGACTCACCATTCGATCCTATAAAGGTCAATTAATACAAAACGAATACGATTAGTTATATATAATATAATAAACAATAAACACATGATAGTATTTGTATATCCATCTAAAAAAGTAATGAAAGAAAATGTTGGCAAACCACTTCGTTATATTGAGACAAGTATGTTTGGCGAAGAATATGTATCTGACGGAAAACTAGTTGGTGCTAATCGACCACACATTACTGGTATTGGCAGAGAGTTCTTTGCTGAAATAGAAATGGAAAATGGTTTAATCAAAAAAGTTTCTTAAAATGAAAACAAAACCACTTAGTAAATACAAGTTGAATAAAATTGAGCTTGGTTTAGAGCATTGGTTCAGTAAAGCATCTGAACAAGATATTATACAAGGTAAAAAATGGTATAAGTCAGCCAATGAATTAACTACGTCAATAGCTAATAAGTATAGATACAACAATGAAATAGTTGCATCTGTTATTAGTGCTTTATCTCCTCGTAATAAGTGGCAGCGTAATATTACCGATGCTATACACGTTTTAGATGCGGTACAGCGCGATGTACACCATGATCATGTCAAGGTTTGTACATTTAATAATAACAAGTTAAAAGCTTTTGACATTGCAAAAGGTATAAAGTTCATTGATGAATCTTCAAGAAAAACATTTTCATTTGTCAAGAATATTGCAAGATTAGATCCAGACTATGTAACAATAGATGTTTGGCATCTTCGTGCTTGTAGTACATTCACAAGTGTTCCTAATTATCCAAACAAAACACAGTACGATCAAATAAGTAAACTAACAAAAAGTTTAGCTAAAAAACATAATCTAAAAGGCTATGAGTATCAAGCCATAATTTGGTGCTCGATAAGAAAATAATAAACACATGGTAAAAGTAACAAACAGTAATTACGATTCTTCTTGGATACAAAAAGCTTCGTACAACCACTCAGACAAAACACTATTTGTAATACTTAAAAGCGGATCTTCATATCTGTTTAGTGATATATCTAAAACAGACTTTGATTACTGATTACTTCAATGATAGTAACTCTCAAGGATCTGCATTTAATAAATTGATCAAGAATAATTATACATTCAAAAAAATTCATTAATTTTGTATGGTCCTTTAGCTCAATTGGTTAGAGCAACTGACTCATAATCAGTAGGTTGTAGGTTCAAGTCCTGCATGGACCACTATGCGCCCATAGCTCAACTGGATAGAGCAACAGCCTTCTAAGCTGTAGGCTACAGGTTCGACTCCTGTTGGGCGTACTAAATATATAATATGAAAGTAAATAAGGAAAGTTATAAGCTTATAAATGAAGCTGTTAACCACGAAGTTTCAATTAAGATTATTAATATAGTTAATAAATTTATAGATAGTATAGAAAGTATTGAAGATGGTGGTAGGTATTTAAAGTTAATAAATATGGCTCCAACCATTAAAGCATTTAACTATAATAAAGATGGTACTTTAAACAGAGAAGACTTTGAGCAGTTCATATATGATCTAATATATGTTAACTACGGAGAGGATATGTTTAAACAAGAAATAAATAAATTATCACAATGCGCGAAAAACATTACTTCGGAAAAGAAGGATTGATATTATTGAATATGATTATTGATTTACACCAAACAGTAGATACAATACCAAATGACCAAGAGCTTGGTCGAACAATTAGAAAAATATTTAAAGAGTTTGATGAGTACAGAGAACAAATGTCAAGTATGTAATAGTTATATACCGTCAGGTCTTCGTCATCAATTTATATGTGACAATTGCCTTGTAAATAATACAAAACAAATACGATTAGCAAGATATAATAATATAAACAATAAACACAATGGCAGAAACAAAGTGTAACGGTTGGACAAATTATGCCACATGGCGTATCAACTTAGAAATCATCGAAGACATCGAGTTTGAAACACATCAAACAGCTGAAGATATTAAAGAGATTGTTGAATCAGTTGTTCTCGATCAATTACCAAAAGAGTGTTGGTTAGCTTATGACTATGCAGGGCATTTATCGATCAAGTTAACTTTTATGAAATTGCAGAATACGTTAATGAAAATCAAATTTTAGTATGACAGACAAGGAATTACGCAAGTTAGCAAAGTATATAGTTGAAGAGCTTACAATGCCTAATGAAGATGGTGTTGATCAAATTGGTTATCATCTTACTTTCTTTACCGATGATCAGATGGAAGAGTATGAAAATCTATTGATTAAAAATCAAATTGAGCAGTTACAAAGATTGTTAGATGCTACAATAATATCTGATGAAGATGGTATTGATCAAATTGGTTATCATCTTACTTTCTTTACCGATGATCAGATGGAAGAGTATGAAAATCTATTGATTAAAAATCAAATTGAGCAGTTACAAAGATTGTTAGATGCTACAATAATATCTGAAGACTATGAAGCAGCGGCTGTTATATTAAAGAAAATAAAAGATATTGAGAAACAAATCAAAGACAACTAATGCTATACACATGAACATATTTTACCTCCACAGAAATCCATTTAAAGCCGCTAAATACCAATATAATAAGCATGTTGTTAAAATGGTTTTAGAGTCAGCTCAAATGCTTTGTACCGCACATCATCATTACGGTAATGGCGATAATGTACCTTACAAAAAAGCACATTATAATCACCCATCAACTATTTGGGTTAGAGAAAGTAACGAGCATTATGAATGGTTATACTACCACATGCTTGCATTAGGTGCTGAGTATAAAAAAAGATATAGTAAAACTCATTTAGTTATAGAAAAATGTTTACAACCATTGCTTAATAGACCACCAGGTATACCAAAAGTTAGTTTCAAACAACCACCACAATGTATGCCAGATGAATATAAAGCAAATAGTAGTATTGATGCTTATTGGAACTATTATATCGGTGAAAAACACACCGTAGCACATGAATCAGAAACTATTTATACTAAAAAACCATATATCAATGAAGAAGTTATTAATCCTAGCTCTATTGCTGCCGCTGTACTCTAATGCACAGGATCGTGCTGATTGGGCGTATGTAACACCAAACAAGGACACGTTGTTCTTGGAACAAGATGATCCAAACGCTAATCTAAACTTTACAATATGGAAGTCAGATACCACGTGGCAAGGTTGGAATCCAGTTATTGTACGCGCTCCACGGGAATATATTGCTTATCGCAGACGAACCAATGTAATTGAATTGAAATGAAATATGACATTGATCAATGGTCAACGTGGGCACATATTATTGCCGATGTTGAACTAATGGTTGTTAAAGACAGCCATGGTAAATCAAAAATTGAACTGTTGCAATTATTTTCGCAATATCTAAATCAGATTATTGATGAAAACAAAGAAACAGCAGAAGCGTGAGTATCACGATGAAGATGTTAAAATTAAAAAGCGTTATAAACGCATATCTAAACAAAAAATAAATAGATATTACGATGAGCATGATGAGTGATTTGTATATCAAATTAATGGAAGAACATTATCATAATTTATCTGAAGAAGAAAAAAATTATTTAAAAACAACAAACCTCGATCAAATATACTGGGATCAAAACTGTGACAATAGCCCCTAATATATCTTATAATAACAGCCTAATGTCACACAATAGAAATATGGAGTGGTTAAACAACCGTCGCATTATCTATGTGAAATATCCTTGGTATGATGAACCAACTAAGGTGTTTCCATGGGGATGGTACTATGAAGATGGTACACATCAATGCTACGAGTTATTTAGATCTAAAGCTAAGATCACTACTATAAGATCGTTAAAGTGGCATATGTTAGTATTAAAATTTTTAAATAAAGATATTTCATATGATAAGTATTTAGAACTATGTTATTTCCTCATTGATAAAAGAAATAATTTTACCGCAATCACCATACCAAGTGATTTATTACTTAGATTTGCAAACGAGGTGTTTCAACACCAGTTTCATATGGCGCCTAAAAACAGGTTGCGTAAGGTAATATTTCGTATTGGTAGCGGTCTTACTATCGACGAAAAATTATCTATCGTAGGTAGTTTGATAGGAAGGTCTAAGCGGATCACTGAGGATGATATTTACCAATGCATGTTAGAGATTAACAACAAAGGAGATAAGATAACTATAAGTGGTATTGCTAAACTGTTAGGTTGTACACCTCGTACTATCCATAGAAATATGGGTGACGAACTTAAATTAGAGAAAGGTGTATTAAACCAACAGTTATGAAATATTACAATGTAAAAAACTATATAAGATATAAACAAGATATTGATGATCAACCGCATCCAAAAAGATATTGGCAAGATTATACAAGAGATGAACTAATAATTAAATTCTTACCGCTAGTAGAAAGTATTGCTAGAAGCTTTGCGACTGGAGATCAAGCATCGGGTGTTATGAATATTGAAGATCTTATACAAGAAGGAAGTATTGGCCTTATTAAAGCTGTAGATAAATGGGATGTTGATTTTGCTTTATCAAAGCTCGACCCAGAAAAAAGTATTAAGAGTTTCTTTTCAAAGCGTATCAAGGGTGCAATACGAAGAGCTATTGATATAAACAGAGCTGGTATGCGTATACCAGAACACAAGATAAATGAGATACGCAACAGCGAAGATGAAGATCAAGAGAAAGTTCAAATGTTCTTTAATTCAATATTTAAAAGTATCGATGCTGATACAACTGGGGCTTATTATAATATTCCAGATTTAAATAAAGAATATCGTATTGATATGATTAATAGCTTTTTACTTGGCCTCATGAAAATGGTGTTAGACCACAATGAATATCATGTTTTGAGACTAAGCTATGGATTAGACTGTCGTAAGCATTCAGCAAAAGAGATAGCATTCATAGTAGGTATTAAAGGAACAAGTTCGCATGTTAGAATATCTCAACTTAAAAAGCAAGCAATAAATAAAATATCTGAAAAAATAAAATTATCTCAAGTTATTGATTTCTTATAAAAAAATAATTATATTTGTATTTTAAAACCAATAAACCATGAGTAAACCAGTAAACCTAACGAGCGTGCTTAATTATATGCAAAGCAGGTTCAAGTCAAAGAAAAGCCGATACAACAGTTTTGGTAAGTATTATTTCAGAAGTGCTGAAGATATACTTGAAGCCATTAAACCTTTTTTAGACGAGCATAATGTTACTGTTCGTATTGAAGAAGAGTTTATTGATGGCACTGTTCCAGTTATTAAATCAAAAGCTATTATTAGTGATGGCACAGATGAAATATTTGCGCAAGCTATTGTTGGTGTTGATCTAAATCAAAAAGGTATGCAAGTACCACAACAGTTTGGTTCAGCATCATCTTACGGTAAAAAGTATGCGCTTGGTAATCTACTGTTGATTGATGACACTCAAGATTCAGATGCTACAAACGACCACGGTGAATCAAAACAAAAGCTTAGTGGTGTAGCTCTTGAAAAAGCTAAAGAATATATTAAAGGTGGAGGATCAATCGATGCTATTAAATCTAAGTATGATGTCTCTGCTGCAGTAGAAAAGCAATTACAAACATTATGACAAACGAGGAAATACTCAACCGGTTAACAAACGACGAGGATTATTATGGTTCTTTCGGTAAACAATTTTTAAGTAACTCAGATATTAAAACATTGCTTACCAATCCACTTGCATTACATAAGGATCAAGGTACATCATCTGCGTTTTTAGTCGGTGGGTATTTCCACACCGCTATCTTAGAGCCAGATAAACTTAAAAAATATAAAGTAATTAAATCAAGTAGTAGAAATACTAAAGCTTACAAGGAATTATCTGGTGGTGAGATGTGTTTATTACAGGATGAGGTCGACCGTATTGAGTTGATGTTGGATAAAATCAATAACAACAAGATATGTGTCGATCTTATTCGTAATGCTAATGTTGAATATGAGAAACCAGGTATTACAGAATTATTCGGTAATAAGTGGAAAGGCAAAGCTGATATTGTAAACCATGATGATAAAGTTATCATTGATCTTAAAACAACTAATGATCTCGATGCGTTTAGATTTTCAGCTAAAAAATATAACTATGATTCTCAGGCATATATCTATAGCCATTTATTTGGTTATGAGTTTATGTTCATAGCTATAGACAAGAATACACATCAAATAGGTTTATTCGATTGTTCTGACGAGTTCTTAGAGCGCGGTAAGTACAAAGTAGAAAAAGCTAGTGAAGTGTATGATCTATTTTATAAGTCGGAAGACTTTGACCCAAATCAGTATTTTATTAATCAAACTTTATAACAATGGCAGGAATTATTCAAGCTAGTATTAATCTATCAAATATCCCAAAGGATAAAATTATTGATGGTAAAAAAGGTAAGTATCTACCTATTACAATTACATTGAACGACGATTTTGATAACTTCGGCAACCAAGGTCCTATTACTGTAGCACAATCAAAAGAAGAGCGTGATGCAAAAGAAGCAAAGACATATCTTGGTAATGTAAAAGTTGTTTGGACAAACGGACAGTTTCCACAACCAGCACCACGTGAAGGTCAACCTCAACAACAAGCTAAAAAGCAAACAGTACAAGAAGACGATCTACCATTTTAAAAAATGAATGTAGAATATAACGAGATCAATGGATTTGAGATTGACGAGTTCAATCAATACGGTCTAGCAAGTGGGAAGACACAGGGGATTTGTCCTCTGTGTTCTCACACTAGACAACCCAAACATCAAAAAACGCATTGTGCATCATACGATTGGGAACGTGGTCTTGGAACATGTCATCATTGCGATTCAACGTTTCAACTCCACACCTTTAAACGAAAAGGTATGGCAGATAAAGAATACATAAAACCACCAGAAAAACAGATAATTGAAGTATCAACGAAAGTTGAACAATGGTTTGCTGAGCGCGGCATAAGTAAAAAAACCCTCAATGACTTAAGAGTTACTGAGGGTTTTGAGTATATGCCCCAAACCGCTAAAGAAGAAAACACAATACAGTTTAATTACTTTATTGGTGAAGAGTTAATCAATGTTAAATACAGAGATGGTCGCAAGAACTTTAAACTTTATAAGGGAGCAGAGAAAATATTTTACAATCTTGATGCAATTACGAACACGGATACGTGTATTATTGTCGAAGGAGAAATGGACGCTCTCAGCCTTCATGAAGCCGGTATTACTAATGTTGTATCTGTACCTAACGGCGCTACTCTATCTAGTAATAATCTTGATTACCTCGATAACTGCATTGACTACTTCGAAGATAAGAAGAAAGTAATATTAGCAGTTGATCAAGATGAAGCTGGTAATGCTTTAAAGCAAGAGTTTATTCGTAGACTCGGTGCTGAGATATGTTATCTTGTAGATTTTGTAGATTGTAAAGATGCAAACGAATACTTACTTAAGTATGGCTCTGAAGATCTTACAAAGGTTATTAATAGTAATAAACCAGTACCGCTTGAGAATGTATCAACGCTTGCTGATATTGAAGATGAGTTAATAGACTTTGTAAATAATGGTTTTAAACCTGGTTACCAAGTTGGTTTAGAAAACTTTGATAAGATATTCAGTACATATACTGGTCAGTTTATCACAGTAACTGGTATACCAAGCTCTGGTAAATCTGATTTTGTAGATCAAATGTGTGTTGGTTATAATACCAACTACGGTTGGAAAACTGCATTTGCATCTCCTGAAAATCAACCTACATATTTGCACGCGCACAAGTTGATGCGTAAAGTATGGGGTGACATGCCAAATAAAAACGATATTGGTACAAATCAATGGAATAAAGTTCGTGATCATGTTAACGATAACTTCTTTTTTATTGATATGGATAAATATACTCTTGAGTCAGTACTTCGTAAAGGTGCAGAGCTTGTAAAGCGTAAGGGTATTAAATGCTTAGTTATTGATCCATTCAATAAGGTAAGAGATATAAATGGTAATGAGTCTGGTGATGTTAATGTTTATACATTAGAATACTTAAGCAAGATAGAAATCTTTGCAAAAAAATATGATGTATTAGTTATTATAGTAGCGCATCCTACTAAAATGTATAAAGGTTCAGACGGTAAAATTGAAGAGCCTACTATGTATAATATAAAGGGTGGTGGTGAATGGTATGATGCTAGTTATCATGGTCTTTTAGTTCACAGAGATTACGAGGCTAAAACAGTGAAAGCTAAAGTATTAAAGGTTAAGTTTCAAAACCTTGGTGAAAATGGTGCTGAAGCATATTTTAAATGGGAACCAAGATCTGGTTGTTTTTTACCAAACGAACCAGCTGTAGACGAAAACGAGCCAATGCCATGGGAGTAAATGCCTAAACTAAAAAAGCCAAGTATAATGGGAAAATATTATCCAACTAGCCAAGAGCTAGATGCTGCTTTTTGGTGCATTAAAAATAACATACATATATCTCCGCTAAAGAAAAATTACAAAGATCAACTATGGTATATTGATATAATTATAAATGGTAAGTCAAGTAAAAGTCCTGAGACATTTGGTCCTAGTATTATTTGGCAAAAACTATATGAATACACATCTTACTACTATAATAAATATAAAAATGAAAACAATATTTAATAACGCAAACGAGGTATTTAATTATTACTTTGATCATATAGTTAATCATGGTGTAATATTCCAAAACACAAAAGCTTTATTTAACGTTGGTGTACATATTAATAACCCAATGGATAATCATATCACTTCTGATATGCGTAATTGGAAAAAAGAATATGCTCACTCTGAATGGTTGTGGTATTTAACTGGAGATAGAAATATAAAAACACTAGGTAATATATATGGTAAAATACCTAAGATCTGGAAGAAGATGGCTAATTCACAGGGTAATGTTAATTCTAATTATGGTTATCAATGGGAACGTAATGGTCAACTTGATAAAGTTGTTGATATGCTTAAGAAAAATAAAGAGACAAGGCAAGCATCAATATCAATATATGATGGTAAAGAAATATCAAAGTATAAGTATGATACGCCTTGCACATATGCGGTTAACTTTATAATATATAATAATAAGCTAAATATGTCTGTTATGATGCGATCTAACGATCTATGGTATGGCTTTTGTAATGATCAATATTGTTTCTCAATGCTACAAAAAACTGTAGCAGACCGTCTTGAAATGCCAGTTGGATGGTATTATCATTTTGTAAATAACATGCATCTATATGAACTCCAATTAACTTAATTAAACATGTATTACATTTATCACATACCAGATAAAAAGATTGGTGTAACCTGTGATTTATATAACCGGGTTACTTTACAACAAGGCTACTCTGAAGATGAATATGAAGTATTAGATTCATCAGAGGATATTGAATATATATCCGCAAAAGAGTTATATTTGCAAAGGGAATATGGATATAGAGTTGATCTTATTCCATATAAAGACCTCAAATCAAAACCTGAACAAATTAAATTTAATAAAATGAATGTCAACGTAACAGAGCAAACCACGACATTCCCTGTTCCAGTTAGAAAGCTTAAAGGCAGACTGATGGATAATATGGGTATGAAGTGGACTACATCTCACGGATCATTTGAAATAACACTGTCTACTATTGAGTGGATAATGTCTAATGTACACATGTCACAATTTAGTCAAGACAGATGTTATGTATACAATAAAGCTTTTGCTGAATCAGTTAAAACAAATAAGATACACAATGACAATATATTTGAATTAATCAGAGACTGGGCAAAAGAGAGAGGTATATACGACAAAGGTGATGATCGTACTCAGTATGTTAAGTTGATGGAAGAAGCTGGTGAGTTAGCACAATCACTACTCAAGAACGATGAGCCAGAAATTAAAGATGCTATCGGTGATATGGTTGTAGTTCTAACTAACCTAGCCCATATGCGAGGTTTTGATATTGAAGATTGTATTCATTCTGCATACGATGTAATATCAAAGAGAACAGGTAAAATGCAAAATGGTACATTTGTAAAAGACACATTATGATAACTAAAAAAATTAATTTCCGTGATCCAGTTGTTGAACGAGTCGTCGATAGATTTATTTTACGATCAGACGAAGGTTACAAAAAATATGGTCAAACGCTTGATGAAGAGCGCGCGCAGGGCGTCAAAGGTCTCCAAGAATATATTAATGATGTACAAGAGGAACTTATGGATGCGGTGTTGTACCTACAATCAGTACAAGAAGAAATACAAGATTTGAAAGAAGAGCTTTTAATTCTACGCGCTGAACAGATGTAATATGAAGCGTAGTAAAAAACGAGGTCCAGTAAGGGCAAAGAAAGTTGTATATAATGGTATACAGTTTGCTTCTGGCCTTGAGAAATATATGTATATTGCTTTACGTAAGCATAAGATTAAAGCTATTTATGAAGGTGAGACATACACCCTATTAGATGGCTTTAATTTTCAGAGCTCATGTTATGAGCGTCAATCCAATGGTAAAGGTGACATGATAGATAGAGGAAATAAAAAAATCCTTGGAATAAAATATACACCAGACTTTATTGGCGACGGATTTATAATTGAGTGTAAGGGTAGAGCAAATGAAAGCTTCCCAATGAGATGGAAGATGTTTAAAAAATATGTCAATGATAATTTAACTGGTGTCACACTATATAAACCACAGAATCAAAAAGAGTGTAATGCTGTTGTAGAACTAATAAAACAAAAAAGAAATGAATTGGGAGATTAGCCTTGGATTATACCCTGGAATATTAATAGGATTTAGATCATATAATGAAGAATATGGTTCAACACATGTATTATATCTTCCATTTGTAGATATCGCATTAACAATATTCAAGGACTAATGGGATTATTTACACCTAGAATAGAATATAAACCTTTTGAATATCCAGAATATTATACAGAAGGTTGGTTGAAGCAAGCTCAAGCATTTTGGCTTCACACAGAAATATCGATGTCAGGCGATGTTAAAGACTGGCATGAGAACTTAACATTATCAGAGAAAAATTTAGTAGGTAATATACTATTAGGTTTTGCACAGACTGAATGTGCTGTCTCTGATTATTGGACGCAGAAAGTTGTATCATGGTTTCCTAAGCACGAGATACAGCAAATGGCTATGATGTTTGGTTCACAAGAAACAATACATGCAGTAGCATACTCTTATTTAAATGAAACACTTGGACTAAACGACTTTAAAGCATTTTTACATGAACAAGCAACGGCAGATCGCTTTAACAATCTTGTGGCTTATGACGGTAATGATACTGTGGGTATCGCTAGATCGCTGGCAATATTTAGCGCATTCGCAGAGGGTGTATCACTGTATAGTGCTTTCGCTGTTCTTTATAGTTTCCAGCTTCGTAACCTTCTCAAAGGAATAGGACAACAAATGAAATGGAGTGTTCGCGATGAATCGCTTCATAGCCGTATGGGTTGTAAACTATTTAATCACATGTGTTCTGAAGATGATACTTTAAGATCAAAAGTTATGGACGATGTTATTGCCGCGGCTGAAACAATGATTGAGCTTGAGCATAAATATATTGATAAGATGTTTGAGATGGGTAACCTTGAGAATCTTAAAGCTGAGGACCTTAAGAACTTTATTATTAAAAGAACTAACGAAAAGCTACATGAACTTAACTATGATTATGGTTTTGATTATGACGCTGAGTCAGCTAAACAACTTGACTGGTTCTACCATTTAACTGGTGGACATACGCATACAGATTTCTTTGCTATTAGACCTACTGATTATAGTAAGGCTGGTGAAGGAGAAGATTTTGATGATATTTGGTAAATAAAAATTATGAAAGAAAGTACATTAATTGAAATGCAAAAGAAAGTTGAGTCATATCAACGAATAATACAATATTTATTCTCAGAAGTTGAACGATTAAAAGAGTTGTCTATTGGGTCATTAGAAGTAATGAAGCTTATGCCTGATTATGATGAGGCATTAGAAAAACTAAAGCAAAATCATTTAGATAAACTTAAAGAAGAAAAAGAGAATAAAGATGGCGAGCAATCGGTGGATTAAAGGAGAAGATTACCCAGAGTGGGCAGAATCTGATATTTATAAAAAGACAATCAGTGGTGGATATTTATTAGAGGGCGAAACGCCGCGCGATGCTTATATGCGCGTTGCAAGGACCGTTGCGATGCATTTAGAACGCCCTGAGATGGCCGAAAAGTTTTTTGAATACGTCTGGAAGGGTTGGCTGTGTTTGGCGTCCCCCGTATTGTCTAATACAGGCACAACGCGTGGTTTGCCGATCAGTTGTTTCGGTATCGATGTCGCAGATTCAATAGCAGACATTGGAAGTAAAAACGATGTCGCAGATTCAATAGCAGACATTGGAAGTAAAAACCTTGAGATGATGTTGTTGGCTAAGCACGGTGGTGGTGTTGGTATTGGTATTAACCAAATCAGACCAGCTGGAGCAAACATTAAAAACAACGGTACATCAGATGGTATTGTTCCATTTTGTAAGATATATGATTCAAGTATATTAGCTACAAACCAAGGATCAGTACGTCGCGGTGCTGCAAGCGTTAACTTAAATATAGAGCATAAAGACTTTGAAGATTGGTTAGAGATTAGAGAACCTAAAGGCGATGTCAATCGACAGTCACTTAACTTACATCAATGTGCTATCGTTGGTGATAAGTTTATGCGTAAGCTTCTTGATGGGGATAAGGTAGCAAGAAGAAAATGGGGTAAGCTATTACAAAAGCGTAAAGCAACTGGTGAACCTTATATTATGTACAAGGGTAATGTGAATAAGCAAAACCCTAATATGTATAAGAACAGCGGTCTAAAAGTACATATGACAAATATATGTTCTGAGATCGTTCTTCATACAGATGAAAACCATAGCTTTGTTTGTTGTTTATCTTCTTTAAACCTAGCAAAGTATGATGAGTGGAAAGGTACAAACCTTATCTACGATGCAACTTGGTTTTTAGATGGAGTATTAGAAGAGTTTATACAAAAAGCAAAAGGTAAAATAGGATTTGAAAATTCAGTAAGATCAGCTGAGAAAGGTAGAGCTTTAGGTCTTGGTGTCCTTGGTTGGCACACGTATTTACAAAATAAAGGAATACCCTTTGAAGGATTATTAGCGCAATATGAAACTAGAAAGATATTTTCTCAAATTAAAATCGAGACAGAGAGAGCGTCTATGGCGCTTGCAGAATCATTTGGTGAACCACTTTGGTGTGTTGGATCGGGCTTTAGAAATACTCATCTACGGGCCATTGCTCCTACTGTTAGTAATAGCAAACTTAGCGGTAACGTTTCTCCTGGTATTGAGCCTTGGGCTGCTAATGTTTTTACGGAACAAAGCGCGAAGGGTACATTTATTCGTAAAAACCCTTCTTTAAAACAAGTTTTAGAAGATCTTGAATTAGACAATGAAGATATTTGGGATAGAATACTTGCAGACGGAGGATCAATACAATATATTGAGGAGCTTGATGATCATGTTATTGGTGATTGGGATATACCTGTTAAAGAAGTCTTTAAGACTTTTAAAGAGATTAATCAACTCGAAGTTGTTAACCAAGCAGGTATTCGCCAGCAATACATTGATCAGAGTGTTTCGTTAAACTTAGCTTTCCCAGCGGATACAGATCCCAAGTTTATTAATAAAGTACACCTTGATGCTTGGAAAAAAGGTATCAAGACATTATACTATGTAAGAACTGAATCTGTGCTCCGCGGAGATATTGCTAAGAAAGTAACAGATGAAAACTGTTTAAGTTGTGATGGATAATTAACGCTTAGAGTAATAGACGATGGTAATTTTATCATCGTCTTCTCTTAAGCACTTATTTAAGTATTTACACAATTAAATACGTTCTTACATTAAGTTTTATTATGCTATACACATATTAATCTTCTGAAAACCTATTAAAATAATCTCTTGAATAATCTTCATTTCCATATTGATTAGTCAAAGGTCTTGTGTGACCTTTTTTCTTTTCATTGTCTACACCTAGCTGCCATGCTTCCCAACCTCCAAGCATAAAAATTCTTTGCCACATTTCCATTTCGTCACTCATAGCGCCTTCAATGTTATTATATTTAATAACTATACGATCTAGGGGTACGTTTGTTATTGCTGTAAATACTTTTGCTGTTGGCAAAACATATGGATCATTTGGGCTAAATCCTTCACTAAATGGATCATCATATACTCCACGATCCGCTGAAAATAAAGCGCTACGTATTTTACTTATTTTAGAATCTATTGGAGGGGCTATATTAAATAATTCAAATATTGCTCTTTCATATTCACCTCTTTGACCCATCTTCTTTTTTCTATGTTCTTTGTATATCTTAAGCGCAACGTCTTTTAACATGGCTGCAGTTGCGCCATATATACCCAAACCTCTAAGTATACTATTAGCCATACCATTAGCAACATCTAACTGCTTATTATATTGTTCTTCGTCATCATCTTCAGCATCAGATCCAAACATCATTGCAAAAACGGCCTGCTGTATAGTGTTGAATATTAAGTTTTGAATAAAGGTATAATACAGTATTTTAGATGCGTTTGTTTTCCAATCGCCTCGATTATTGATTAAATCTAATGCAGCCTTTTTGGTTAATCTAGCATACTGCATTGATGTATTAGCAAAGTTCAATATAACGCGACCAGCCGCGCTAGCTTGCTCCATGCTTATTTTATCGGTCCTACTTGATTGTTGGCTTTCTTCTGATAGATCTGCAAAGTCATTATAAGCTTTCTCTTCTGCTTCTTTTTGAGATAAACCTTCTTTTAAATAAGTTTTTACTCTATTTCTATAAAAAGTAGCACCACCAGTTGCTATTGCAATGCTATCAGCAATTTGTGTTGGAACATATCCTTTCTTTAAAAGCAGACTTATAAGTTTACTTACTTTGTTTTTAGACGTTTTAGCAATGTCTGCAAGTTCGGCTTCGCTTACGTTTATTTTTAATCCCTTTCTTCTTGCTACTAAATAATTAGAATTCATTAGCATTCTTACGTCGCTCCAATATTGCTTTTGATTAGCAAACGCAGCACCAGCTTTTAAAGGATTATTATCTGTCCAATTTATAAAGTTTATATTAGATATTAACTGAAGTAAAGCTGATCTTGTATTAAAGAACATTATTGCAGCCGTACTACCATTTAAATAATCAAATACTTTACTTGTTATATCATTTTTGTATGGTCTATTTCTACCATCTTTCATTCTCTGAAGAGAATCTTCAAGCGCTATTCTGTAACTTAAACCATACAAAAATTCTAACTTATTTAAGTTTTGTTCAGTAAAAATTTGATCAGCGTTTTCTTGCCATTGTTGCATATATTTTTGTCTAAGTTCACCTTTTGTGTACCTATACATATCATTAGCAACAGAACCACCTATCCAATTAACACTAGGTTTAGTGTATTCCTTGGATTTCATTAGTTTCATTATACCTTTTGCAAGTATTAAAAGAGATTGATCGTTTTCAACTAGTTTAATATTTTCCTTTAATTGATTTCCACTTAAACCAGGTACTTCGTATCCAGCTTTATTAAACATCCATATACGCATAGATTGCTCATTGGTAAAGCCAGTTGGATTTTTCTTTTCAAGATACTGTGGTCTAACCTTGATTCTCTTTTTTAGCTCTTTGTAATCTTTAGACATCTGTACAGTAGACTCATCGATTGCTCTTTCTCCAAGAGAAAATGGATCGAAAAGATGTTTTTTATAAAACTTTTTAGCTTGCTCACCCTGTTCTCCTTTTGGCAATGTGTACCATAAAAGACCAGCAAAATCATCAGCACTTGGTGGTATCCAAAATCTATATCTAGGTTTTTGCTTAGATTTTATTCTAGCTTCTGCTGTAGATATTTGCTTATTAAAACGAATACCATGCTTGCGCTGTAAAATAACATTAAAATCTTTACTTAAATCTAAGCCTTTAGATGCCTTTAATTTTACGCTTGTTAATTCTTCGTCTCGTTTTTGGAATTCATATAATAATACATCATTTGGCAAACTAGAAGCATTTTTAATACCTATTTTACTAGCTGTTTTATCGTTTATTTTTTTACCAGCCTCCGTAACGCGCGTGTATTCATTATCAACTCCCCCTGATGCAAAGAGTTTATTTTTAGTATCAACGGGTATTGTTTTATGTGGCTTATCTTGTTTATCCCACCAATTATCTATACTTCCTACAGACTCTCCTGTTTCTGCAACTTGTTTTCCTAGATTTTTAAGTTCATTTTGACTTGGAACGCCGCCCTCATTCAAGAAGTATATGTAATCCTCCGGTCTCATTACTTCATCTGTATCAACATTTTCTATTACTAATCCGCCTCTTTTAACGTTGTAATAAATATCAAATACTTCACCATAATAGTTTTCACCCTGCTGTAGATATATGAAATCTTTATTTTCTACAAAAGCAGCTTTTGAACCTACTCCTAAACTTATAATCTTACCATTTTTAAATACTGCAACTTTGTAGTTTCCGTATTTATCCCAAATATTACGATTAACCTTACCGTCTTTTTTAGCTGTAATACACCATGGACTTGTTTTTTTACCAAGATGTGATTCAACTATATCAGCCAAGTCATCTTGACCCTGCTCAGAGTTATCAACATCGTATAAAACTATATCACTGTTATCTGGTAACTCTCTCTTATTAGTTAAGGTACTAACTTCATCTGGATTAATATAAGCTTTCTTTACCGTTTCACCAAATTCGTTAATTAATTCAGTAGGATTAGGGTATGATCTTGGATCAATACCTTTTATCGATGCTATTCGTTCTGCTTCAATAATTTTATAACCATCTTCTGGCAATATAAAACCAGGCTGATACATATAGAACAAAGCGAGTTCTTCAAACTTCTTTTTCTTTTGGTCAGGTATATTAGTTGTATCTAACCAATTAAATATACTTTCAACTTGATTTTTTATTTGATCTGGTGTTAAATCATATCTTCGTTTAGCTAATGTTTTTTCATACCTAATTTGATCACCTCTAGACGAGAACAACTTTACTGCCTGTTGTTTTCGTGGCATGAGATCCTTAACAATATCACTTTCTTTAACTACTAATTCCGGTAAACCAGCCTCTTTCATCGCTTTTTTTACCTCTTTATTATTATATCTAACCATCCAACCTCCTTCTGGAACGGTATCTTTGTAATATTTGTTTACAATATCATGCGCTTTAGATGAAATAATAGAAACTCTATAATTATTTAGTATATCATCAAATGATTTATTGGTCTTACCATTAATATATTTTAATAATTCAGTTATAACGACTCTAGCGGGTAATGAATGTTCATAAACAAATTCTTCGTCTGTCTTTGGTTTTTTACCTTCAGCAAAGTCTTGAAAAAATCCAGGTATTGCAGCTGTTCTAACGAGTGAATTAACATTGGCATTAAACGTCATCATTATCATACCGACGTCGTTATTCGTTATTTTGCCATTGTCTCTTAGTTCTATTAATTTATCAATTATAAGTTTTAACCCTTTTCTTTGATCTAAAGCAAATTCAACTCTTTCTTCTAATTCCTCTACAAACTTACCATCAACATAGCCTTTAGCGCTTTGCTTATTAATTATCCCAGTTAACGTGTTATAAGGTTTATTATTAAAAGAAACAAATTGTTGCCCTGAAACATATTTTGCATTCATTGACTTAGGTACAATACTATTAAAGAAGTCTTTTCTACCAGTCGTTAAAAAATATCTTAATGTCTTTAAATTTGTTTCAGGATCTTCTACAATGCTAATAAAATCATTTGTTTTAGCATCGTATAGATATTGCTTACCTAACACACCCCATTGATTACTTATTGTAGGTAAAATATATTTAACTATTTGATCTGGTGTTAACGATAAAGTTAATTCAGATAAAGCAGATCTAGCTGATTTTAATTGATTTGTATTTGTAAAATCTAAATCAGATTTTTTAAGATCTAATATTTTCCTATAATCAGGTCGCTCTGTTAAACCTTGAGATGCCATTAAAGGAGACTTTCCAGCAGCAATATTGCTTACATATACTCTATATTCTGGTTGTTTAGATAATTCATCTCTTACCACTTTATTTGTAACAAGTCTACCAATTAATTCCATCATGCCTTTAATATTCTGACCTGTTGGCGTTCTTGGATCACTATTTACGATATTACCATCTTTGTCAAACCCTAAAGCATTAGCAATGTCTTCTTTACTTAATGTTTCTTTTTTAACCCATTCAGGTAAACCAGCTGGTGTTTTTACTCTTTCTAATTTATCGTAAAATAATTTTAATAAATTATTAGGCATACCAGTTGAAATACCAATTAATTCATCAGATATGTCTTGTTCTACCTTTCCTTTTGTCCTTGCTTCTATGTCTGTAGTTGTAGATGGAACTGTAGCAAATGGTAATAAATCAAGTATATTTTTAAAACCTATTTCTTTAAAAATATTTTGAGCTGATACCATTTCTTTACCATTAAGATTTAATTTTTTATCTTCTATTGCTTTTTGTCTTACATTAAACAAGTTAGCAGTTGATTCAAAATCTAAATTTCTTAATGAATTAAATGTTAACTCACTTAATTCTAAATCATTGATTTTTGACGTTATATTTGATATAGTTTGTTCTTTGTCAAAATTAGGTACATTTGGTATTACGTTTAACGGATTGATTAATTCTGGTGTTGCATCAATTCGTTGTTCTCTTCTAATTTCAGCGTTAGCACTTAGATCTTGCATATCAAATGCGTCTTGATCTTGTTCTTCTCTAAATTCTACGGCATATCTTTGAAGTTCATTTGTTGATCTAATTTCTAAACCAGATAACTGTGGGTATTTATTTTTTATAACATCAAGTATTTTTTCATTGATGTATTTATTGATATATGCGTTTATAGGTGTTCTACCATCGTAGCTTTCAATTAATCCTTTTATAGATTGACTTGGTCTCGCCGTTGTACCAAGCATCGCGTCTAAAACTATATTTGATTTTTCATCTTCAAATTGCTCGTTTAATCTATAACCAGAAAAACGCTCCGATGTGTTTAATCTTCTTTCTATTTCATTTTCCCAAAATCTAGCGATAATGGTTGAACCATCTTTTCCAAGAGCGTCGTATACAGTTTGTGTTTTTTCATATATATTGTTACCAGCTATATTTTCAATTTCAGCTAATACTTTTCTTGGCTCTCTAATACCATCTTCTTTTATTCTTTGAAGCGTTTCAGGTTTATCTTTAAACTTTTCTAAAAGATTATTGTATTCTTCTTTTTCTTTATTGTATTGTTCTTTTAATCTTTCTTTAACTTCATTTAGTTTAATTAAACTTTGCTCAGACAATGGTTGCATACCAATAGAAGCACTTAATCTTTCTTCATCAGCTTCATCTGGCAATATCATTTTTAAAGCCTGCTCTTTAGTTTTCTTTTGAAAACTAGAGATATAACTGTATAAATCTTCACCAGTTTGAATATGATTGAAATCATTTGATTCACCTAAAAAGAATTCATTGATTTGATTTACAACTGTTTTTAATTGAAACAATGTATTAAAATTACTTCTACTTAAAATATTAGTAGCAATCAAATCGTTAACTATAGTAATTAATTCTTCGTTTTTATTATATGCTGATTCGTATGATTTTTTTCTATTTTGAAAATACTCGTATTGTTTTTCAGTTATTTCTCTATCTTCTCTTTTTTGAGCAATAATATTATCAAGTCCAATTATTGCTTGATTCATAGATTTAACAATGTTTTCTTCTGTTATTCTATTACTCTTATTATATAGATGTAATAACTCATGTAGTGGAGTTACAGCCGCTGAATAAGCGTCAAATTCATTATTTGAACCATGTATTCTTGATGCAATATTATCTTCAAATACAACTATAAAGTCTTTACCAGTAACACCGTTGTTTCCAGTAAGTCTTTGTCCATTTTTTACTCCACCATAATAATTGCTGAATAATTCATCAACTATGTTTTCTGAATTATCATTCAAAGCATCTACAGCAAATCGCTTAAGTCTGTTTCTTATTTCTTCTTCATTTTTAAGATCACTTAAATCTAATTTGAAGTATTTAAAATTCTTATTTTTATATTTAGCATGTTCAACAATGTCAGAATAAAATTGAAATAAAGAAACAGCTCTAGCTGATTGGGCTGGGTTTAATGCACCCGCTTTTTCAGCAGCTTTTATTTTATTCTGCATATCTTTACTAGCGAAACTGTTATGCATGTCATAAAGTTCCTTATACTCATCTTGCAATTGTTGAGCATATTTTATGCCTTGTTTTGACGTATCACCACTTTGAGCTTGCTTTTGTATTTCTCTTATTTTAGCTCGTTTTTTTCTTGCTAATTCAAAAATAGTATTTAAATTGTTTGTACCATTTTCTTCATCGTCACGCATTATGTTATTAATACGCTGTATTGTTATAGCGTTATCTATACTAGCTTGCCTTATTATTTCTATTTTTCTTTTTTTAGCATCAGAAAGTTCTATTGGTGATAATTGTCCAGATCTTATTTTAGCTTCAATAGAGATTAATTCATTCCTAAGGTTAGCCATTTGTCTTTTTTCATCAGAAGTTGCAATTTCTTCTCTTACAAAAGAAAAAACATTAGCAGCTGATCCAGGACCTTGTATTGCTAAACTTGTAATTCCTACATTTGCAATAAAATCTTTATCTACACCGTCAAATAATTGTTTATCAGCGTCAAATAAAGCTATATCAACAAAATTGTGTCCTAGTTGAGTACCAATTTCTTCTAATTCTTCAATAGCCACGTTATATGCTACACCAGTTGGACCATATAAAATCTTTTTAAGCGAAGAACCACCTCTATTGAAAAATCTATTACCGTTTTGTATATACCTAAGTGTACCAAATTTTTCAGCATAAGAAGCTATACCACCATACATTAACGCGGTAAAACCCTTTTTCATCATACCTGCATTTAAAAGATTTTGCAGCTCATTTATTTGCCTTTCGATTGCTAATCTTTCTGCTGGTGTTTTAGCTAACTTTAATGATTCTTCTAACTCTGGTATAATTAACGATGCATTTCTTTGAGATATTTCTAATTCTGATAATTTATCGCCAGCTTCCATTGTAAAAAACGCAGCTTGCGCTAATCTTGAAGCTGCTTTTTGTGCGGCCATTCTACCACTAGCAGCCCCAATTCCAGTTAAGCCACCAGTACCAATTGTAGAAAGTACAACTGCTATAGATGGGGAGTTATTAGCAAGAACTTGACTTATATAATTGTAAGCGCTAACATCATCTGACCAAAAATCATCAGTGCTGTAGTTTTTTACAAAATCTTCTGATAGTTCTTTATCTAATGCTAAGTTGTAGTTAATAGCATCGGTATATAGATTATCAATCGCATCAGAAAAACCAGTTGGTTTTACAAAGTCCCCACTGGTTTCATCTATTGAATTTATAATATCTGCAGACAACTTTAATGCGCCAGCTCCTAATATAAATGCGCTACCAGCAAATGATTTTTCAAATTGAAGTAATGCTCTGTTTATAGCACTATAATCTCTATTAGTTGCATCTATAACGAACGAAATATCATCAAGTGTACCAGCCTCTGAACTTATTTGTTGTGCTCTATCTTTAATTGAATTTGACTCTTTTTCTAATGTACTATATAATTCGAAAACGCCAGCATCGTTTAATTTTTTATTTAACACTTCATATTCAGAATACAAAGCATTATACTCTTCTTGAGTACTAGTTTGCTTATCAAAATTAAGTAATTGATCAGATATTTCAGCACGTCTAGCAACGTCAACGCTATATTTATCGTTAAACTCTTTTATTGACGACTCTAAATTATTTGCATCATTTTCTAGAATATCAAAGTTTGCTTTTATTTTTGCTTTTTGATTTTCTATATATTTTTGTTTGGTTTTAGTTGGAAGATTATCTGTTAAACCATACGCATATAATGTTTCTATAGAAGGTGTGTATGTTTTTCCTTCTAAAACGGTTTCTTCTAATAATGGTCTACCCGTTTTCTTGTAGAAAGCATTTTCATCAATTTTACCTTTAGCATCTTGCAACGCTAGTTCGGCATCGTATTCACCATTAGTATATCTGTTAAGTAGTTTTCTTTGTTCTCTACTTAAATTACTTTCGTATATTTGTGAAGCAGATTCTTTAACATTTGCTATAGATTTTTCTACATCTCTTGGATATAAACTTGAAGCAATATCCATGTCTATTGTACCATCTTTTTTATATGTGGTATATAAACCAAAAAGATCATCACCAAGATGTTCTTTTAATTGCTCATCAGTAGGTTGTATTTTTACCGCTTTATACATTGGTTCACCTCCAGCACCCATGTATTGTATGGTTTCATAATCATATTGAAAATCTTTTAAAGCCTCTTCAAATTTATTTTTAGCAAAATCTTCTTTAACTTTATCGTTATTTTTATCTATTTGCTTTAATTTTTCATGCAGCTCTAAATTAAGTTCTTTACCTTCTTCTGAGTAAACTTCCTCGATTTCAATAACAGGTTGTTCTGGTAATTCTCTAGCATTTTTACCAAAGGCTTTTATATACTCATCTACACTACCATATCCACCTTTTTTATAAACATCAGAATTTATAATATCACTTTCAGTAAAAACACGAGTATCCATCTTGCCTTTAGATGGATTCCATCTATTTATTTCAAAAGCCTTTTCTGTTTTTCCAATTTTTGACTGTTGATTTGATAAGTCTTCTGATAAATCTGTGGAAACGCTTGGCTGCTGAGATTCTTCTGGTGCCGCAGTCACAGCCGCAGTATCGACACCCTGTTGCTTTCCCAATATGAGAGCTTTAAAGTCTTCTTTTTGATCAGCATAACCATCTCTCTTAAACAAATCATAAGCGTAATCAAAAGCGTCGTTATTTGTTTGTATTAAAGACTTAAAATCATCTATAGAATCTGTATAACCGTCTTTTTTAAAAAGTTCATAAGCGTAGTTGAAAGCTTCTTCATTCATATTTATAGTATTCTATATTATTTATCTTTTTAACTCTTATTAAAACTAGCAGCTCCACCAGTAGATGTATTACTAGAAGATTTTTGTAATTTTTCAATCATATCTTTTAAAGCTTTTTCAAAGTTTTGAGAAGTCGAGGTAATTCTAATCTGTTTTTTATCACTACCTTCTTTTGGTATTAAAACAATTTCATCTTGACCAAGAATCTTCCCAGATGTATCAACTTTTTCATATCCAGCATTGTTCATTAATTTTCTAAAACCCGTCTCAACAGACATATCATTAATTACTTCAACTAAATCCTCTTCATCTATATCCTTTAGATCATAACCCTTAGATCCAGCAAGACCACTAAGTCCTGCATATATAGAAGTTTCACCTAATTTTGCTTCTTCAAATACTTCACCAGTTTTAAAGAAATTATTTAATCTTTGACTGTATTGATCTAAATTATTTATGTCGAATTCTAATATTTCTTTTTTAATTCCTTTATTATCTTGCACTGATTTAATTTTAACTATACCAGTAGCTGGATCGTAACCAATTTCACCAATATTTTTACCATCAATTAACTGACCAAAAGCTTCTTTTATATCAGCTGTATTACCTTTTCTGTCATCGGCTATAATAGCTTCAACATCTTCTCTAACAGTCTGTATTAAATCTATTTTTTGTTGCTTTTTTATTTCACCAGCGGTTGGTTTGGGTTGTTTAGGTATTGATTTTCGCGTACCTGGTATAATTGTTTGTTGAGATTGTTGGGTTAGACCAAGATCTTGATAAACATTTGATTTTAATATTTCTACAGTGTGATTATATTGTTCTTGGGTGTATCCAAATGTTTTTTGATTTTCCTCTGTTAGGTTTCTATCAAAAAAATCTTTACCTAAATTTACTGGATTTTCTTTATCAATATAAAATTTGTTATTAACATCATCCCATACCACCGGATTATAGTAGTAATTTCCGTCTGCATCTTGTTGTGTATATTGATTTATTGCAACATCTGTTGATGTATTACCCCTACGCATAATGCTATTAGCCTGTGTTATTATCATAGGATTAAGCATTTGGTTTACTTTATCTTTGTTCACAAAACTAGTAGATATTTGCTCTGTGTATCCTCCTATTGTATTTGTTCTTGTTGTAACGCCTCCATCAACCATGTATTCATTTGATATTAAACCAGTCTTTGGATTAATCATGCCTGTAGATTCTGTTTGTTTTTTAATATTACCAACTGCTGTGTGGTTTTTATAAAACAAACCTTCAAATTGTGGATCGCCGTCTTGATTGTTAAATATTTTTTGTAATTCACCTGGTCTTATAACATATGAATCTCCATCATTACCTTGTATTTTATTTACTTCAGCAACCCTAGACCCATATAGCTTAATACCAAGAGATGGTATACCATTAGCATCTTTTTCTTTAATATATTCAACATTTACACCTTCTGTGAATGGATCTTGTACGCTTCTCAATAATGTAAAATATGGAGATGTAAACATTGGATCAACCTGTCCTTCGCTTTTACCAAAACCACCGACTTCATTAAACGCATCTGTCATGTAGTTGATAGCATTTAAATCTTGCGTAAATCCATTTAAAAATGCTTGATTATTAGCTAGTATTTTAAGATCACTGTCATAAGAATATATAACCTCGCTAGTTACAGGATCTTTTTTTTCATAAAAACCAGTTGCTGTTTCAAGCCTTGATTTAGCAGCTGCGTATTCATCAATTGAAGTACTAAGAATATTGTTCGCACTAGCTTGATTTATATATGGTGTTTCCTTTACAATTTTACTCATATCCGCAAAAGCTTTTTGTGCGGCAATGTCGTTTTTTCTAACTATCTCGAAATTAGCCTTGGCATTATTCCTAGCTATTTCATTATAGTTTGGCCGCGCAACTGAACTTGATTCAGTTGGAACCTCTGATGGATTATATCTAGTTACGAGTTGGCCCGGATTTCTATAACTCATAATATTTTATTGTTTATAATAGCGACCTGTTGTAAAACCTGACGTTATTTCTCCAGTTGCTTTATTTATTTGTTGTTCTTTTTGTAAACGAGCATCATATTCCATTTGCGCATATCTGGCTTCCATACCTGCCTCAAAATCAAGATCTGCATTTGTTCTAGCTTCTTCTGCTTCAAATGAATATTTTGACGCATCAACTGCCGCTGCTTGTACTCTTTGCTTTTCTTGCATTTGTAGTATTTCAAGTTTCTGTTGACCTTCTGCTGCTAATTGTGCATTCTTTGCTTCTTGAGATTCAATAGATGCTGAAACAGCATTTTTACTTTGCAACGCGGCTTGAGCAAGTGCAGTAGCACCGCCAGCCCCCATACCAGTTGCTCTAATTGTATCAAGCGTATTAGCCAATGCAATATCAGATTGCTCCATCTGTATTTCAGCAGCCTTTGTTGCAACAGATAGATTAGCATATGGATTAGATAGTGTTCCGCTAAGATCTTGTACTGGTTCAGATAGATCTGGTATTTCAGCTCTATTAGCCTTTAATTGCTCAATATTGTCAAGTCTTTGTTGCTTGTCCTCTCCATATTCTTTTTGACGCTTATTGCTTTGATATATTGCTACACCATTATTAATAGCGTCTCCTGCTATAGGTAACCAGTTGATTGCCATGTCTTTTTAATTTGCAGATAAAACGTGTTCTGATGATACAGCAAACAAACGCTTTAATCCACCAACGTCTGTTGTATCATCATTTTGCATAGTAACTGTAACATAATAACCTTTAATACCGGATATTTGATCGCCAAATATAACCTCATCTGGTCTTACGGCACTATTATTTATTATATTACACATATATTTATTTTCTTTCTTATTAAATCCAGCTCTATAAGTAATTCCATCTTCCACGTATGAACCCTCATCATAACTATATATGAAGGCTGACGAATCGTTATAACTGTTACCATTTACTTGAACTGAATCTATATCACCAATTATTGAGTTTACTTCCCAACCATTACTTCCTTCGTAATTTATTGTTTTAAATACCTTAGAAGTAGAAGCATTTGGATTAAATACAAATTCAATAGATGACTTTACAAATGTACCATAAAAACTTCCTCTATTGCTACTTGTTTCATCATAATGCTGCCATAGTTGACCATCATGACATGTGTAATAAACATTATTGAGAGTTTCTATAAATTCTGGTTTGTAATCCCAGAAGCTAGTCCAACCATTATTACCATCATTAAATGATATTGTATGGTATGTACTTGAATTAGCTGGCTGTATTGATAATACATACTTATCTAAGTAGTTATCATATCCTCCAACAACTTTGTCTTTAGCAAATTTAAAGAAAGAAAAAGAAGGTGGTCCAAGAGTTGTTGTATCAACTGTTTCATTAACAGTTATTGTTGCTGTATTATTTACTGTATCTATACTAGATATATTGATTATATATAAACCATTGGTATTATAAAAAGAACCTTGTTGTTGCATGCCTAATTCCAAGTCAGCAACATTGTTATTTGCATCACCAGATATACCAAAATTAGTTGTTCCAACAGTAGGAATACCAGATGTAATAGTAAAGTTTAAAAGATTTGTTTGCTTAAATGAATTATTAAGACTACCGAGATTGTCTCTAAAAAAGTCTCTTAAACCATATTCACTAATTTCTGTTAAACCATCACGAGACAACCTCATTACTGCACCTCTATTTTTATCAGTGAAATATAATCTATATCCTTTGTATGCAAAAGATTCTGGGTTATCACTAATACCATACTCGCCAGAATAAGGTACAATTTGACCAAGTACAAGTTGCTGTGATGTTACCGCAGCATTGCCGTCTCCTGTATATAGTGCATCTTTATCTATTAACGCTTGATGTACTTTATCTTCTTGAAATATTACAATATTAGTATCCGATGAATATAGTTTTTTAATATCACCATATCTTGGATCAAGTTGTTTTTCTATGTTTTGGCCAATAGAAAACACATTTGTTTCGTTAAATCCAGTATTTGAATTATATAAACCAGAGTATATAATACCATTTCCTAAAACAGAAACATCGTCATCGTTTTCAGTTATAAAAGCTCTTACACCTAGCTCTGTTTGTGTATTATTATAACCGCCTCTAATTCTTGCTTCTTCAACAAACCAAGCATAATCTGTATTAATAGTACTTGTGCCAGCTAAAAGAGGAAAAGTAGGATAACCAGTTGGATTCCACGGTAAGCTAGGCCAAGTAGCTTTAGTAGGACCGCTTTCTGGTACCTTTCTTACAACATAAGAATTAAAGTATGTTATTTCTCTAGTTATAGCCATTACTCATCATTTCTTGTTAGTGTAAAGTCAACCCTAGCAGTGGTTCTCAAGCCGCTACCGTTAGCATCGTATAACCTTAAATGAACTCTAAAATCAGTATTTGTCCTACGTTCATACTCATACCAACCCCTTTTACTGACTACATTTACATCAAGACATATAAGGCCATTATAGTATTGCAATGTTTCAGCAATTTGATCGTGCGTTTGAGCAAATGTGTCTTTAAAAACTCTAAAATATTGCGCATAATTTGGATAAGTTGTCCATTCTGGACCGTCGGGCTTGCCTACCCAATAAAACTCAACAAGATCAACGGTCCAGTACAATTGTCTTTTGTATGAATCAGGATCCGTACTTGCCGTTCCATTTTTACCATCTAGAACCTGTATGTTTGTGGCGCTACTGTCAGTTGTATTTTCTAAGAATGTTCCACTAGGTGCAAATGGACTTGATCCAACAAACGTCGGTTTTGCATTAGACAATTGATTTGGAAAATTAATTATAACATCGTTTATTACAGTATCAATTGTTGTATCTGTGAATCTTATAATAAACTTATAATTATTTTTATTAAAACTAGCATTGTCAAAAACAAAATATTGACCCGCAGCTGATCTAATGTTATAATCAAATGTTGTACCATCTCTATATAAATCAAATTGCGATGTTACATCTATTCCGATAGCATTTACTACAGAAATAATTTGACCAGTCATATTTGTTCCGCTAATATCAACACCAGCAGAATTTACTGGGAAAAACGTTGTTGATAAATTAGAACCAGGATTGTCATCTTCATTGCCAATAAATGTAAAATCACCCACACTTACAGCAGCATATTGACTTGCACTATTTGCAATAAACGTATTTAACTCAGATATTAAACCAGATGTACCTGTTTCATAATAAATATCAAGTTGTGATTCAAATGGTGTGGTTTCATAAACATTTAATCTTGTTTGCTTATATGAAACTTGGTTTGTAGTAACGGAAGAATAACCACCAGAGTTACCTATTTGTTTTCTTGTTGATACCTCACCTATAAATGGATTAGAACCTTTTTGTGATATATCTGGTATGCCATAAAAAGGTGAATCAGTGTATGCGGTACCATCGACATCTTTATCTAAACCAATATCATCTCTTAGTCCAATTCTAACTAACTTGTCTGGTAGTTTATCTGGGAAAAATTGCTTGTTTTTAGCTAATGTTAAACTAAATACATTGTTATCCACTCTTGGATACATTTTGACAGAACTAGAATACATTATATCCTGTGGACCAACCTCTCTTAAATCTCTTGGTGCTTTATTAATATTGTCACTAAATAATGTAACGAAAGCAACATTTTCACTTAAGACTTCAGTGCCGTCTTTTGGATAGTTATTTAGTACTGTTGGTAGATATATATTATAGTAATCTTGTTCTTGTTGTTGAACCACTACTTTATAACTATACCAACCAGTAGGATTTGTATCACTATATAAACCAACATATCCAAGTTTATTTATAGTTGATGGTATTTCACTGTTAAATACAATTTTCAATGAATCACCGCTATATATATCAGAAGAGTCATATAGTGGAATGTCTCCTCTGTATTCATTATTTATAGTAGAATTATTAGACGTAATAACATCTGATTGTCTACCAAACTTATCGCAAAGAACAACACCAACTTTATAAGATCTATTTTGCTTTAATGTGTGTGTTGGATATTCTATTTTATTTAAAGAGTTATTTACTCCAATATCATTTTTCTCACCTACTTGTAATTGATAATTCAATGTTTTAGGTCTAGCGCTTCTTGCAACATAGTTACCATATATAACTCTATTACCAGTTACCTCTTGGGCTTGAGCTTTGATTGGTGCTTTATCTGCGGCTCTTGTTATCTCATCTTGAGGCAGCGTTTTAATTGGAGAATCTGACTTATATGTAAAAGAGTACTGTGTACCAGTTATACCGACTAAATTATCTTTTTCAATTATATCAACAACCCTTAACGATGTTTGATCGGATTGCTTGTATATAATCTCTATTGCCTCAACCTTTAATTCATTGTATAAATCTTCAACATTATTAATACCTTCTGGCATATCAATAACAAGATCCATACAGTTTACTTTATTTTCAAAAAATGCGATTATTGTACTTCTTATAGCGTCATTTTCATCGCTACCCTCTGTTGTGACGTCTGTTGGAAAAGTATCATCAAGAAAATAACCATCTTGCTTTGGTATAAATGCTGCTTGAGAAAATGGAGCTATTAATGAGTGTTCCCCATCTTCAAACTTAAATCTATAACTAAACTTAACAAATTTATTAGATAAAAAATCTACATCGCCATCAAAATCAGCATCATAATATGGATTAGCACCAATTGTAACCTCATCAAACGTATTTATTGTTTTACCACTAGCCGTTGTATTAGTATGTGTTATTGTGAGACCACTGACTGCTGTAACGTATATACCATCTTCAACTGTTATTATATTAGTGCCAGATCTTGTTGTGGTTAATAACGAACCAACCCAATTTGAATTAATAGCATAATTAGCTGTAAATTGTGTGGTAGATATTGCTGTTGCGGTTACAACTTGTGTTAGTGGTAGATTTTCAGATACACAATCCTTCATTGTTGCATCTTGATTCATGTTTTCGGTTAGTATTGTACCATCGGTTAGTATTGTACCAACTATAGTATATGTTCCAGCCCCTAGACCACTAGTAAATGTTACTGTATCACCAACCGCATAACCAGAACCAACAGCATTAACTTTTATTTCAGTAACAGATCCACCAAGTACGGTTACATCAAATGTAGCACCAGTTCCAGATCCAGATGTAGAAGATGCAGAGACACCTAATCCAGAGTTAGTATATGTCCCATCAGCCATACCAGTATCATTGGTTGTGATCAATAATTCTGAGTTGACCAATAAATCACCATTACCGGTTAGTTTAACCAGTCTTGGTGCGTTCCATGGAAAATATTTTAATACTGATACAGTATCTTCTTTATCATAATAACCTGTGTCAGCAATAGCTAAATCAATATTTATTTTTCTCGGTTGATTTCTATTATCTGTAAAGAATAATATGTCTTCTAAAACATTAATACCAAGCATTGGATGTGTCTTAGAAAAATTTAAAAATCTACCACTAACCAACGTACTCGCTGTAGAAGAAACTTGATCATACATACAGATATAATGGTTAGAAGTCGCAGGGGCAAAGTTTGATACTTGATCTACAGACGTATCATTCCAGTCTGTTATAAAAACAAAAAGTCTTTCATTGGCCCTGTCAGCATAAAAACCAATAATATTAAGGTTTATACCAGTGACATTGAAATCAGTTATAGATACATTACCAGCAACGTTTTCTATTGATCCAGCATTTCCATTGGTAGAATCAGTAATAGAGACATTACGCGCTTCTATATACTCACCATTTTGTAGTAATCTTCTATCAATATCTTGATTCATCTTCCCTTTTAGGAAGATATTTTTTACCTCTGGCATAGATTAGTGTTTTATCATCTTAGACTTATTTCTCATAACTTGAATGATCTCATCTTGCTTCAAGTTTTGAAGTCTAATCTTTGCATTTCTTAGTTTAGCAGATCTCTCTTGCTTTAATCTTCTTACTAAATATTCTGGTTGACCAGATCTAGTTGACACAATAGCATGTAAGATATGTGCATACATTGCTTCCTCGGCCATTTTAGGCACCCTAGTGTCCATATCATAAGCCAAGCCATCTGATACATACTTAACAACAATTGTGTTGTTTAAAAGGTTGCTAGAAAAGTTCCAGCTATTTGTTCTACCATTTATTGTAAACCAACCATTTTGTTGTGTCCACTCTGGCCAAGCACCATATCTTCTTCCGTAGTAACCACCATAACCACCAACCCCATATCCATAACCATAACCCCACCAATCATATCCTTGGGTAGCTAGATTAGCATTGAATATACCTGTAATCTGGTTTGTATCGTTTGCCTTCCAATTAGTCTCTGTTACCGATGTTTCTTGTATATTTTTTCCATAATCATCTTGTACATAATCACCACTACTATCTTGCTGTGGACTTTCATATGGATTAACTGTGAGATTATTTGCTGGATAAATTATATGTTGCACACCTAAATTATCAATAGCAGAAACTCTTACGTAGTTTACATAGTCTTGTGGAAGCGGAAAGCTTAAACTACTTGGCATTGAAAACTCTTGTGACTTAACGCTTTTCAATGTGTCATAACTAAATTCTTGCAAACCTCTTTTAGCGTGAAATATGACATCAGTTCTTTTTACACTTGGTACAAGTTTTCCAGCGCCTACATACGCAACTAAAAAGTTGTTTATAATATCACCTAGCTTGATAAAGGCATATCCACCATAGTTATCTTCAGCTGCTGTAATAAACAAAGCAACTCTCACAAGTATTGGGCCGGTGATTGCAACTGGCACTGAGTTTGTTCCAGATACAATGGTTTTTGTTGTTCCAGTTTTTACCTCTGATGCAACCGTGACCCATGTTACACCGCTATCACTACTTGTTTGTAGATAATAGTTTTGCGGATATTCATTGGCAATACCATCAGTGAGATCTGTATTAAACGCTGTAGTAAATTCAGTTTGGCTTACTTGTACATCAAATACTTTTTGACCAATGTAATACTCTTCGTTAGTTTCGTTAATTAAGCCAGTTCCTGGAATTTCCATATCCTATTATCTTTTTTCAGTTACTTCGTCTTTTTGCGCCTCATTAGCTGCGAATTGAATCACCTGTGGATCTCTAATAACAATGCCACAATATTTCAACACATTAATAATGAAATCATCTCTTTCTGAAACATGAAGTTCAACATTTGTAGATCCGTACGTACTATTACCATTAAAGTTCGCAGCTGTTAGTGTTATTACTGGACCAGTACTACCGCCACCAACTTGTGCAGCATCAATTGTAATTACATCTCCTACAACATAACCAGTTCCCGCTGTTGTTACATCTATTGTACATGTTGTTGCATTGGTTGCCGTAATACTCATAACAAGACCTGTTCCACTACCACCAGTGTATGATGGATTAGCATATGTACCTGCGGATCCACCAGCTAATGCTGTTGTGATTGAACCAGTAAGTGTGCTTGTGCCTGTGTTTAGTAAATTTGCACCATAGGTTGTTGAGTCATATACATATTGACCAAGACTACCTACACTATAACCCCAACGTACATCATCTGGCTTTTTTAAATAATCAACTGATAGACTGCTTGTTATGCTAGTAGGTCTAACGTACATTCTTTCGTTTTCATACAAATAAGAAGGAAAATCTAGTGTTGATGCTGTGAGTGGAGAGTTTTGTATATTATAAAACTCATTACGTTGTTGACGTTGTAATTCAACCACTTTGCTATTTAATCCAGTATAGGTAACAGCGCCTAGTCTATATAAATCTGTTGGAAGTGTAAAAAATGGAGTTGCTGGTGTTGTAGAGTTATCGTATGTTCCAGTTCCAAATCTTTTAAAAACAGATAGCTTCTCATCAACGTTCATAACGCGATCAGAATAATCCATATCTGTTTGTGGTACGCGTACAAGTTGGTTCAGATCGTCTGAATAATTTTCAAACATTTCTAGCTGAACCTGAGTGGCTAGTTTGTTAAACTCGTCAGGTGTAATATATCCTCGTTGCTCTTTATTTAGTATTGATAGTATAGTCTTGTAGACTTGATTAACATTTATCGCCATAGTTTATTTATTATTTATAGAAGCTAAGCCACCTTAAAGGTGGCCTAACTACTATAAAGTATAATCACATATTATGAGAGTTTTTTCTCAATGTTTGAGAAAACCTCCATGCCCTCATCTGTCTTAAAGAATGATGCCATTGCAGAATATGGATGCTCATCAAATGGAACAGTAATTAGTTTTCTATCACTGCTTCCCCAGGTAAATGTTCTTTGATCTGCGGACAATTTGATAATACCTGCTTCTGTAGCTTTTACAGCAACATTTCTGAGATGCACATTTTCGTCATTTGCTAGATCCATAAACAAAATTGGATTTTTCTTAGCAAAAATGAAAAGATCTCGCTTAAGTTCAGATGAACTCATTGTTGATACTTTAGATCCAATCTCAGCTCTTAATATAGCTTCTGCCATTTCAATATCCATTTGTTTGGCAGCAGCCATTGCTTCAAATTCAATCTCCATAAAATCAAGTTCATCATTTGCTTCGCCAACTGGATCAAATTCTGCGTAAACTTTATTTTTCATTGGATGATAAAGCGAAAGAAGCTTTTGCAATGCTTGATTTTGTCTAGAAACACTAAGTGCACCATTCTCAAAAATAACACTAAGTGCACCATTCTCAAAAATAATATGAGCAAGTGTTGCTTCTCCAACTTGTTCATCAACAAAAGGAGACTTTTGATTAGATGCGTATCTAATTTCTTTTTGTTCACCAGCAGCTTCATCAAAGTAAAGAAGAGGTTTTCTTCTTGTATGTCTACTTGGAATTGAATAGCTTAAGGGTGATTTACCATTCAACAAATAATATGAGCGATCTTTAATTTCCCACTCATTATTAGTTTTTTTAGGTTGTTCAGTAATAACTTTTGGTGCAATTACTGGTTCTTGAATTGTAACACCGTCTTTTGGCGTTGGTTGTTTTGCGGCTGGTTTTTTAGTTGCCGCTGTTTTCTTTTGTTCCATAATATAATATAATTAAATAAATAAAAAAGAAACTTGAGGCCGCGTATTGCGACCCCAAGTTTTATAATAATTAAGCAAGCGTGGTGAATGTATCGTTATAAGGATATTCAATCAAACCTTTTGCATCTGTCCCTGCATTGAGTGACAAAGTAATAAGATTTGTAAATCTTCCTTCAAGAGCTAATTCAGCAGCTGCGTCAGCAAGTGTGATACCAACTGTAATTGTATCGCCACTAAGATAAGTGAATACAATATTATTGCTACCATTGCTTGCCACATATTTAATCAAACCTTCAACTGGAATAATTCCAATATTGTCTGTATTATAAGTAATCTTAATCGGTTGCATTTTTTATATATTTTTAAAATTAATAATTAAGATGCCTTAAACAATACGAAGTTGTTCGCAGCTTGAGTTACCAAACAACGCTCAGACAAGAAGTTAACTTGCATCACGTCATCTCCACTGGTGTAAACACCACCAACTGATCCAGTCAACCAAGTCTTGATTCTTCTATCATCAGTCTCAGAAGCACGATAACGTACGTGTAAGAATGGACGACGAATGTTAGTACCAAGCATTTGATCATAAACAGTTGAAGTACCAGCAGGAACAAGTACTCCTTCGATGTCTGTAATCATACCTCTAGTTGAAGCATCGTTCAAGTATTTCCAATCAGTCTTATAGAAATCATAAGAACCTCTACGGAAACCAGAGAATCCAAGATTCAACGCCATTTCTTCGCTATTTTCAAATACTCCGTAAGAAGATCCGCCAGAGTAAGCGCTATTAACGAAAGAAAGCATGTCATCAAAGTCAAGAGAAACCTCACGATTCAAGAAAAGCATGTTTTCTTCAATAGATCCTTCTTTGTCAAGACGCTGAAGAATAGTATCAAAATCAGAAAGGCCAGTTGCTCCAGTGAAGTTAGTGAAAACGTTACCACGACTTTCAACCGCAGCGAAAAGACCTTCAGTACCTTCGATATTAATACTTGCAAGGTTAGCGTTATTAGCAGTTTCGCCTTCAACTACAGCCATTTCAAGATAATCTTGGTAGCGAAGTCTTGCTTCTCCTTCACCCTTAAGATACCAAAGGTATCCAGAGGTTCCAGACTCGTCAGTTACTTCAACCCAACCAATTTGAGAAGCATCAGAACCAGTTACTTCATAGAAGTCCTTGATAATGATAGGCTTGTTGCTGTATTGAGTAAAAGAAGGATAAACTGATCCTGCCATTGCTGAAGATCCTTTAATGAACTCAGATCCGTAAACAAATACATTTACGTCATCAGTAGCGGTTCCACCAAAACCAGTCCAAGAAGTACCAGCATAGTTATAACAGCTAAATGTTTGACCAGAAACAGCAGTAACATATGCTTTTGCTGTTGCGTTAGTTGTTGCATCCTCAATTAAAATTGTATTACCAACTCTAATAACATTAGCAAGATCAGTACCAAGTGTAATAACACCAAGTGCCGCGGTTGTATTCATAGTAACTTCTTGGTTTGCAGTAGCGCTATCGCGGTATGCAATGTGAAGTCTGTTTTGTTCTGACCAAACAACTTGATCAGAAGTCATAGGCATTTCTGCTCCAACCATACGGAGGAAACCAGAAACGGTGCGGTTGCCATAACGCTCAGCCTCAGCTTCGTAAATCTCTGGGAGATACTGCTGAGAGAAGTCATTACCAGCTCCGCTAGTAAAATCAATATAATTCGTAGTTGACAAAGTTTTACTTTGAGTTGGCAACAACGAATAATTTGCAGGTGTAAGTGCCATTTTAATTTAGTTTTTAAGTTTAAGCTTTACGCTTGATTTTTAATTTAGAACTATCCACACCATTTACAGCTTTAACTTTTAATCCATTTACGAAAACATTTTCAGGTGAATTGCGGCCAGGTTCATTTGAAATATTCTTAGAAGATCTTTCAATATCCTTAACTGCATCTGCCTTACCTTGCTCGTAAAAATGATTTGCAATCGCAATCGTATCTATATTTGATGCGGCATACAAAGCCTTGTGATATTCATTCATGCTTTTAACAGAACCGTTACCGTCAAGAAACTTTCCTAACACGTTGTTAACTTCTGATTGAACATCTGCAACGCTTGATGGATCTTTAAGACCATACCTAAATTTCTTTTCACCAATCTTGAAATCAAAACCTTTGAAATCATTAGTGAAAAATTTCTTAGTACGCTCTTTAAATCCTTCATTGCGCTTAAGACTTTCTTCTTTTTCTTGGTTATAGCGATTAAAAAACTCCATTGCTTTTTTCTGCTCATTAGACATGGTTGGTCTACTTTTAATTTCTTCATAATACTTGACCTTCAAGTTATCAAGAAATTTACGTGCTTTAGCAATTTCTTCTTTCTTCGCTAATTTCTTTCGTTTGACATCTCTGTCATCATCAATATCTTCATCATAAGCAAAGTTTTCTTCAATAAGGAAGTTTACTTCATCATAATCAAGATGTGATTTAGTATTTTTATAATACTCTCTAAGTAGAGTATCTTCATCTATATTAGAGTAATCTGCATTTAGCCGTACATAATCTTCAATTGTTCCACCAGTATCATTAATAAAGTCAACTAGTTTTTCAATGTTTTCAGGAAGATTAATTTGTGGCGCTACGGGTTCTTCAACTGTTTCTTGTGCGGGTTCTTTTTCTTCATCTTGAACCTCCATAATAATAGGAGCTTCTTCTGCTTGCTTTACTTCTTCAACTTTTTCTTCGTTTCCTTCTCCCACTTCTTGCAATCCCATTTGGGTTTCTTCCCCGCTTTGATCGCTTTGCTGTGTGCTGCCCAACACGCTTTTCTCTGTGCTTTGTTCTTGAACGGCATCTTCTTCTTCTTTTACAGGTTTTTCTCGTAAATCAACTTTAATAACATCATCTTCTCGTTTTTCTTTAAAATCGCGAAGATCTACTTTAACATCTGACATAATAATATAATATATAATTAGTTAATAAAAAATTATCTTGGTTCAAACTGCTCCAAACCAAAACCACCTAAAGTATCTTGTCCTGCAGACTCAAAGTTTTTAGGTAATGTATTGTTTTTTCTTTGATCAATCAATTCGCTTTGTTGAGTTGCTTGAAGTTTTGTTCTTTTATCTTTTCTATCTTCTTTAGTATTTTCTACACTCATTTTAGCATTTGCTTGCATTTGTGCTAGCTGCATATTAAAGTCAAACTCCACCTGCATCAACTCTCTTTTAATATTAGCCTCTTCTCTAAGTCTTTGTATTTCAAATTGTGACTTAGCCTGCTCAATACTAACTTTTTCCTGAGTAAGAGCTTGCTGCTTTTGTACTTCTGCCATAGCCGCTTTCTCACTTGCCTCAGCATTTGCCTGAGCTTGCATTTGAATATTTTGCTGTTGCATTTGTTGCTCGCGCTGTAGTTTCTTCTTGCGCTTTTGCTTTAGCATTTCATTAGCAAGTTTGATATTATGTATTTCTCTAATATCAATAGCATCCTCTAAGTCAATACCACCAGATTGAAGTGCGATTTGAATGTTTTGCTCTAGTTGTGCTTTATCCTCATCTTCTGGCTCTAATTGCAAATAAATACCAAAGTCATGAAGATGAACATCTTGCATTTCTTCTAATGTTGATACATTGTACGAAGATATTGCATTTTCAAGTGCATTTTTAGTTAAAGCAAATTCTAACGAATCAGATATTCTCAATGAAACGTTTTCGCATGTTCTAGCGATCAAATAAAGACTAGCTTGTAGTGTGTGTCTAGTTGCAACATTCGACGCGTTAGCGGCCAACTTCTGTAGTCCTACGAGCATATCCTCTTTAGGCATGCTACCATCGCGAGCTTCATTAAGACCAGTTGCGTCTCTAATTAGTTGCAAATAATACTGGTATGTATTAATTAAAGAACCAATTTTTGCTTGACCATTAGATGATTGAAGCTCTTGTACTGGTACTTTACCTCTATTAATATCGCCGTCTTGCGTTAATGATCTACCAATTATACTACCAGTTTGGAAATACATATTAAGCGCCTCTTGCGGACTATATGCAGTTCCATTACCAAGATCAACCTCAGCTAAGCCATCTACATCTAAAAATACACCGTCTGGTACAACTTTAGATAATACTTGCTGAATTTTAAGATTAGTAATATTAATCATATCAGCAAAACCAGTAATTCTATTTACTGTAGAATCGATGCGACCTTTATACATTCTTGGCGCTGATATTGCATAGTTCATATTGACCTTTGTCAAATCAGCTTTAGGTCTTGTCATGTTTTTTGCTAGTCCCCAATCTAGCATTTTTTCATAACCTAAAATCTTTGCTCCACTATAGAGTGTCTCGATTGATCGTGATACTCTTCTAAAGGTATCGTTTTCTGGTGGATTAAATGTATCGTCTTTTTCAATGGCTTTCTCCAAACCATAACCACCCTGCTTTAATTTAAATACTTGGTTTGAATATGTTTTATATTCAAAAAACAATACAGCAACAACATCGTCGCTATATTCTTGCCATCCCATCAAGTATTGATTAGTACCTTGATAGTTTTGTATTTCAATTAAGTCTTCATCTGATAAATATGGAAATTGCTTTTTAACCTCTGATAGGTGCATAAGCTTAACCTCTCCAACATAATAAAGATCTTCAAAATTAGGATCTTCTGTATATGACCAAACCATTTTAGCTGGATCACAATATTTTATTTCAATACCACTTGCTTTTGTCCATTGTGTTCCTCTCCAACATAATAAAGATCTTCAAAATTAGGATCTTCTGTATATGACCAAACCATTTTAGCTGGATCACAATATTTTATTTCAATACCACTTGCTTTTGTCCATTGTGTTTTTACTGCAGAAATACCAAGCACTGTTAGATCGTAATTTAGTCTTCTTCGTATTAACTCAAATTTATTACGATCAAGCGTGTTATTTATTAATTCTTCTTCTGCAATCTCAATAGAAGGCTTGTATGATAATTGCATGTGTAGATCAACCTCTTCTTTTGTTTCCGGCAGATCAATGTTTGATGGGGACTTAAATAGATTTAAACCAGTTTGTTGTTGTATCATCTCTAACTGCTGCTTAGCCATCATGTCACGCATAAGATTAGCGGCGTAGTTAGTTCTCTTTTTTATTGATTCAGGATCTTGAGCGTAAGCGTTAATTTTGTATCTTTTTTCAGACATACCATTAACGATAATGTCAACAAACTTTGCTACAACTGGAACTGGTCTCCAATCAAGATTCAAATACGAAAGATCACCATTAATGGAAAGCTCGTCTTTATATTTTTGTATTGACTGCTCTCCTCTTGCGTATAGTCTTAAGTTATGAAAATTACTCCAGTTTGTCATAAAGCGATTACCTGGTCTACCTTGACCAAACCATTCGCCTTCAATTGCTCTGGCAACTTGATAACCATAATCCATGCTAGCCTTCTCAGCGTCACTGACCACTTGGCTTGGAAATGCACTTTTAGGATTAGTATTAAGCTTCATTTATAATCTATTTAATCTATAATTTTAGATATTGAACCAGAGTTATCATATCTTTTGAAACCCAAGCTAATATTTTTTCTTACAACTTTATTTACTGGTGCATATAAGTTTTTATTACATGCCATAATAGCTAAACCAGAACTTATCGTAGCATCAAACTTAGTTCTTCTATTTATATCAAATCTAGCCCACTCTTGTAATGTGCGATCAAAATACATGTCACCATATTCTCCGTCACCTATAATACCAACTGCTTCATTGATATATGACTCAATTGCAGCAGCGTGGGCTTGTTTTATATCTTCACTAGAGTTTGGTATTCCACCAATATCTCTTTCTGTTATAGATAGTTTGTTATAAACTTTATCTGGTCTGTTCATAGAAAAACCTCTATAACCTCTTCGTTTGATATAATATAAAAGTCTTGGTTTATTATTTTCTGCAAGCAATGGCATACCATAAAAAACAATCGCCATTAATACATCTTCAAAAAATATTTCTGCGGTTTGTGGTCTAGCTATATATTCTAAAAAGAAGTGCTCTGGTGGAGCATCTTCCATTGAAAACTTTGTTTTGCCGTGCAAAGAGCCTTTCGATCCTCTACCATCCACTGTTCCAGATATATCATATGGATCGCATCCAAAAGCCCCAACGTGCTCATTACCAGGATATTTAGTTCCGTTTTTGACTATAATCCTATTTTGTAAATTGCTTGGTGGCACCCATGATATTAAAAATCTACCATCATTGTTTGGTACAAAGATAACATTACTGTCTTGAATACCATTTTCCCAATGAAAAGAACCCCTTGTTAATATACTAGTATTTCTCAGGTCCTGATTATAATCTATCTGCTCGTAGATTTTTTGTAAATTAAATATCGACTGTTTTGCCTCATCTCTAAACGCGTGTTCTTCTGTTCTTGGAAACTGTCGATAAAATTCATTTAGTGCATCTTGATCATCTTTTAAACCTTCTGCTTCATTAATCCAATAATCAATAACACCTAACCTTATTTTTTCACCATGAAAACTTATTTTCGGTATTTCTGGTGTATCAAAAACTGGCATACCATACTTGTCCATAAATCCTTCATAGTTCCACTCCATTGGTATAAATAAACTATAAAGTCCAGACTTTGTCTGCCCGTTTTTATCTCTTTTAGTAACGTCTGAATCGTAGTATAATTTTTTAAAGTTTTCTCCTCCTTTATCTAAAGCATTTGATGTGCTACCCATCATACACTTACCAACGATTCTACCGCCAAGTCTCATTGTGGTTTTTGTTACTCTCCAGTTGTTCAATATATTTTCTGGTTTCTCCCATTTACCAGATTCATCATGAACTAATAAAACTAGTTTTTCACCATCATAAGAGTTATCAGCAGTGTTTTTCCAATCTATTGTTGTATCAAGACCTTCAAGCTCTTCTTGCTCAGTCTTTGATTCAATTTTTCTTCTAGTTAATTTAGATGCAGGTACTCTATATGACAATTCAGTTTTTGGTCGATCCATACCATCCTGTATAGGTTTGAAGAAGAAAGGATAATTGGTTGACATAGGCACAACCTTGTCGGTGAAAAGTTTTTTTGCATCTGGTCCAGTTTTAGAAAGTATTCCAAATCTACTATCACTTGAAATAGTAGCCAAATTAACTATTTCAGAAGCAGCCATAAATGAAAAACCAGATCGTCTATTTTTTAAATAGCATAATCCATATGATCTATCATCAGCTTTACATGCCTCCCAAAATATAAAGAATAATCTATTTGACTCTCTAAATTCAGCTTCACCAACATCAATCTTAGTCCACTGCAAATACATATAATGTGTGCCAGTGATATACGTATTTATTCCATTGTTCTTAAACCAAAAACCATCATCGCGTCGTTCAAACTCTTCATTAATATAACTATGATATTTTTCTTTGAATTCTTCTGGGTAATCTCTCCAATCAAAAACACTTTTTATTCTGTTAAGATCTTTATGCTTTGGAAGTCTTTCCCAATATTGATCTTCTTTTTTATTTGATCTACTATATACTTTACTTGGCTCTTTAGGCAGCGCTATTTTAACGTTTTGTATTTCGTATATGTCACCTATTTGACCAGTTTTGCTTATGACGACAATGTCGTACTCATCATCATAACCATACTTCCATTTTTTATATCTATTTAACTTATCAAGCTTTGTCTGCTTAATAGGTTGAATAATTTTATATAATGATTGTTCGTACATTATTTTTTAGATCTCTTCTCTGCGAACCCAGTGAACACTGCTTCTTTCTTTTCCTCTTCTTCTGGTTTACCACCTTCAAGTGCTAAGTTCTCCTCTTCAATGCGCTTTAGTATTTCAAAGGCATCGAATATTGCGAGTTTCTTTGTAGCAGCGGCATTTTTAAGTCTATCAGCAGATACATCTTCATCGGTATCTACTATTGGTTCTTTAGCTACCTTGATTAATTCATCAACTGCCACTCGTCCAGCTTGGATTATATTCTTGCGTGTTTCTTTTGTTTCCATGAGAAAGAACAATATTATTAGATTTCATACAATATAAAAGCTTGCCATCAAAAATAAACTCAAATTCTGAGTCAGGTGTAAAGCAAACTAGATCACCTTCATTAATGTCTAAAGACTTATTACCGTATATTAAAATACCATGTAATGGCTTTTCAATATTTGTGGTATTGTCGTCTGCTTTAATTGGTTGAACAAAACAATAATCTTGATATGTCTTCCAATCACCATCTATATTTTTATAAGCATATATTTGCTCTTGAGAGACAGCATACATACCGTTAAACATGTAACTTCTACTGTCTTTTTCGTTGCCCCTAACATCGTAGAATCTTCTAAACACATTATGATGCACTATGACCTCATTTCCCGGCTCTAGATTAGTTTCTATTGCCTTTGGTGTAGCAATGATCTCAGCGTGTCTATTAACGTTTCTAAATGACTCTATTCGCGTATTAGTTACAAAGTCTTTACCAGCTAGTTTTTTAGTATTGTTATACCTTTCACCAATTGGTTTTACTATAAAATCGTACAGACTATTCATCAATAATTCAAATCGTACTCAACTGATATGGCCATGTTGTGATTAAACTTTTTCCATGGCAAAACGTCGTCATCTTTTTTTATGAATATACTATAAGAGTTTTCTTGTTCATCAAATAGAATATTGCAAATTTCATGACCACCATACACTTGCTGACCCACAGCATAGTGCATTGCATCGTTTTTATAATCAGATCCAATACTTATTTTTCTAATAATACTATTTATTTTCATTATTCAACTCAGTATATGATCCATCTGATAAATCAATACTAATTGAACCGTACTTCTCTTCTAGTCCTTTACGTGTATTATTAGACTCTTCTATTAAATTTGAATACGAATTAATTAGTTGTGATTTTTGCAACTCGATGTTTGCGATCTGTCCAACTATAGTGTCAATTTTATTTCGTTGATCTAGTATAAGATCAAGCTCTTCTTTTTCGATTTTCATTTAATTAAATTTAATTTGTATTAGTTTTAAATATCTAACGGGTCTGGATTATAGGGAGTAATTGAGTCTACCTCCGTATATGTCCAACCCTGCTCATCAACCAATGATTTAAAGTTGTCGGTAATAAACCAACCCTCTTCGCAGTTGATTAGCTTTAAATAGCTACCGTCACCGATTGCTGGTGATGTGCTTTCTGTATAATTTGTTTCAAATAATAAATACATATCTTATCTGTTTAATGCTGTGTTGTAAGTTGTGATTGCGTCATAAAGGTCTTGGGCTTGATTAGCTGTAAGTCCTAGTCCGATGTGCGCAAAGTTTATAGTGCACGTTGCGAAAAATGTAGGTGAGTTATTCGTGTTAGATGTGCCTAAAAAGTATGTATATGTAGATTGACCTGTTGATGCAATGTCGTTAGTTGAAATATCCGCAGCATCCTTAAATAGGTTAGATGTGGTTGAACTGTCTCTATTAGCTATGTAATGTCCCGTGGTTAGCCCCCCCGAAAAATTTTTACCTGATGCGTTGTTCACACTCCAATATGTATTAGCTGTAAACTCCGTTATAGAATTATAGTAGTTGGGCGAGGTAGTCCTTGACGCCATTACCGTGCTGTTACCTGACGTGTACGCTTGTAGATTTAACCCAAAAGCGTGGCTATCCTGATTACCTACGGATGGCGCATACCCCGTATCTCCATATTGCGTAGACCCATTAAACGCTACCCCCGCGCTAGAATGTGTGGGATTATTCCACCAAGTTATGTTATAGTTTGTTGGATCTTTAAGGTTGTATGCCGCTGCTGAAAGTGACGTTGGTGAAACAGGGTAAATAGCGTTCATATCGCTCCACACATCTGTGTTATTAGTCGTGCTTCCTGTACCTTTTAAATCCTTCACTAGCTGGTTTACGGCTTCACATTCAGCCCTAGATGTAATACCCGCGGATGATATGTAAGCAGCAGCATCAGGGTCGCTAACCAACACCGTAGTGTTGTAACGCACAATAGCATCATCTAAGTCGGCAACCGCTGTGGCATTTAGTCCTTTTAGGATAATTAAACCAAACCCCATTTCAAATGCCGTGAAGTTCTGACCCCCACTACCGTTGTTTTGTGCGCCTACAAATAATGATAGATTGACAGGTGTTCCACTACTTTCCGAAAGCTTTGTTCCTAATGACGTTGCATTCAAGTAATTCGTTCTTCCACCATTCGCTAATCTATTAGCACTAACAATCATACGTCCTTGATATGTTCCACCTGTGCTAGTCACCCACCTACCACCACTAGTGTTGTGGATGTCTTGGTAAAGACTGCCGCTGTTTAATAACATTTGAGTCCTACTTCCTGTTGATAAAAAAGCGGACATCAACCCAACCGCTGTTACACTTGCATTCACTATTTGCATACCAAGTGTGAGGTCATAACCATTAGCCAATGATGCCGTGCTAGGGTTGAAGCCAGTATCTCCGTATTGAGTAGCACCGTTAAAAGTAACGCCTGTCGATGCGTGTGTTGGGCTATTTGCCCAAGTCATATTGAAGCTAGTGGTATCGCGTAGATTGTAAGCTGATGCTGCCAGACTAGTTGGACTGATAGGATAAAATGCCGCAGCATCTGTCCACAGGTTTGTGCCATTTGGTGTGCTTCCTGTACCTTTCAAGTCAAGCACTAATTGATTAACTGCATCCTTTTCAGTAGTATCTGTAATACCCGCCGCTGTAAAATATGCTAATGCGTCAGGATCATAGCTAGGACCACCTCCAAAGCCACTTATCTTACCACTAATAGAATCACTTATACCAAGTCCTATAGACATAGTTATTATTTTACACCAATAATGGCAGTTGCAGTTGTGTCAGTTGCTAGTACATAGTCTACTACGATTGGTAGAAAAGTACCATCTGGAATATTAGTAAAAGTAATAGCGTCAGCAAGTTCTGATTTTCCAGCCATTAATACCTTTACGTTACCAGTACCACCAATATAAAGGATACAGCTATTTAGTCTTGTTGCAGCACTAATTGTATTACTGGGTGTAACGCTAAACGCGTCTGTTCCAAAGTCTGGTTGATTTACGAATTGTCCCATTTTATATGTTATATTTATCGTCTCCGAATTTAGTTCCTGATTTCATGTACGCTTCTCGCTCCCACTCAGTATTTTCTGCTCGAGCTACAAAGTTAAGATTTTTATTATATTTTTTACCTTTCCAATAAATATTTTCACCATCATAGTCAAGATCACCTCTTTCTATCTGGTCGATATGCACGCGCTCGTGTTTAATAACCTCTTTCATAAACTTCGGATGAAGCTTAGAATTAATAACTATCGTGCCATTTTTATTTGTTTGACCTAATATACCTGGACCTAGATCTTCTAAATGAACAGATGGACCAGAAATATCATATGGTGTCTTATTTAGCTTAAAAGCCATTACTTGCTTCTATTATGCTTACAAATAGCTGGCTTACCTTTCATTGGCAAACTAGCAGCAACTTTTTTTGTAACCTCAGGATTTGCTTTCATTAGTTTCTCAAGACCAGTTTGTTTAATTCCACTTTTCATAGAAATTTTTTCAGAAAGTTTTTTACCAGCAGCGCTAATGATAGCACTTTTAATTATTGGCATGGCAAGAGCTGCTAATGCTCCAACTGCATAAATTCCTGATCTTTTAGACTTCATATGAGCTCCGTGTTTCATTGATGGCTTAGTAGCGCCATACATGTAAGCTCCTTTCATTGATGGTTTATTATAAGGCATTTTATTTTTGTTTTTTAGTTTTACGTTTAGATGAAGCACCACAGGGTTCCCCAGTTTTTACATTTATCCAATTTTCTTTTTCAAACCAATCGCGTAATGTTGCTCCAGGTTTTCTAGCACCTTTTACAAAACTTTTACTTGATCTTTTATATTTACCGCTTTTAGCGGCAGATTCTTTTGCTCGCACAACTGCATCGCGCTCAGATTTACTCATGCTTCTTACTTTAGAAGCTGGCAAACAAACTTTTTTTGTTCCTCCTCCCTTGACTTTACTTTTTGCCATTATTCTTTTTCTTACCCATTTTACCCGGGCCACCAGCTCTAGTACAACGAACGCCCCAACCAGAAGCATATGCGCTAGGCCATACATCAAATTTTTTCTTAGCTGCTGCTTTACACGCTGAAGATATTTTAGTTCGTTTAATCTTTTCAGCCATTTTTGTATTTTTTAGGAAAAAGCATATTAAGAGCTTCTTGTCTTCCTTCACATCCACATGGAACATTCAACCCATTTGATACGCGATCAACAATACTCTTAATACCAGTTTTTTCAGTAAATCTAGCTATATCATCACCCAATCCTCTTGACTTCATTAGTTAAGGCTTTTTTTGCATTTAGCTTTTGGATCAATTTTTTCTTGCAGTTTTTTAGACAACTCTTTATAATGAAATAGATAAACACTGTCTTTTGTGTGAGACTTACCAGTCATTATTTTACCATCAGCATCTTTATGCACTTTACCGCAAAATAACTTACCTTCTTTTGTGTAATGTGGTTTACCTTTCATTAGTATTTTCCTCTAACACCAGACGGTGATGATTTAGTAGATCCGCCTTTACCAGCCCATAGTTTCTTACATGCCCAATATCTAGCGGTTAATTTATCTTTAGCCGTACTGCACTTATGTCTAGCTTTAAAACTCTTTCTTGCGGCAGCACTATAATTATGGCCATAACCAGATGCACCAAAATGAATTAGCTTTTCCTTGCCACCTTGGCAAGCTTTTACCATCATCTTTTTACCAGCCTTGCTAGATTTGCGAGGCTTATTACAAGACATGCTTGATTTATCTACTCTAGCCATTTAAAAAGGTTTTATAAACTTCCAGCCTATTCTTATAACAAAGGCTACTATTAATATGATAATCACCCAAATAATTGAGCTTTTAAAGTATCTAATTACTTGATCTACAATAGTTTCTTTACGTATTACAATTCTTTCAACAGGGATTTCCACTGTTTGTATAATCGTGTCACTTTTGCATTTTCCTTCAATATACGTAGTATCTCCAATCCTAACATATTTGATTTCAAGCTTTCCGTTATTGATATACGTCGTGTCTCCAGGCTTGTCAACAAACTGCGTATCATATCTAACTTCAGGAGTAATAATAGAAAACGTGTCATGTAATGTATCTTTTTTTAGTAAATCAGGATATTTCTGAGTTAACCTATATATTTTTTTCTCTGCTCTTTTAAGCTTTTTAGCTTCAGAACAAGATGTTGTCACGAGTAATACAATAAAGTAAATTAATATTTTCTTCATGACTCTACGATAATTATAAACAAACCAAACCCAATAAACAAAATAGATATAATAATAGCATCAAATACTTTGTTGATTACTTTGTTCTTTTGTTTTTCTTCTTCAACCTGACTTTTATAATTACTCAACAAGATACCATCATTTAGTACTACAAAGTTTCTTTGTACATATAATGACTCAACAGTATCTACTCTATAAACTAAAGAATCAATCTTTTCATTCTGGCGAAGAAATGTTTTGTTCATCTCATCGGCTTGCTCTAAAAGCATAATAACAACGGTATCTCCGTTAATTACTGTTTGTTTTGGATATTGGGAGTAACTTAAAGTCGGAACTAATAGTATCAACAGGAACATAAACCTCGATAATTTTTTCTGCGACTTCAAGATCATGTTTGACCACCTCGAGTTCCTGCTTAGTTTCTTCCAACCGCGCTTCAAGCTCTTCATTTTTTTCTTCCATTTTAGTATAGCTTCTTCCAACCGCGCTTCAAGCTCTTCATTTTTTTCTTCCATTTTAGTATAGCTTTCGCTAACGTTTTCTACTAAATGCGCACTGTCTACGTAACTAATAAAATCAATCATATAATCCATACTATCAATCTCCACCGCGTCTATCTCTATTGTTTCAGCATGAATATCTCTACCTTCAACAACGCAACTATTTGGTATAGAGCATAATATAGCTCCGATTATAATTTCAGCGGATTTCATATATCTTCAATTTTATTGAGCGTAGTCAATATTTTTAGCTTAGTAGTTGCCACTGCTAAAGCTGAATCTGCTCTATTAATTTTATAATTTAATTTTTCTACTTTACCTTCAAGTATGATGGTCTTGTCGTAGCAAGTTTCTATTTGCCCTTGATAATTCATTTTATTATCAACATACAAATAACCAATAGCTGAAAGTGTGATAAAGAGTAAAGCCTTTACTGGATCTTTTTTAAACTCTTTATAGTTGACTGGTAGTTTCATGACTTAGTCCAAAGTTCATAATAAGTTTTACGAGCTGAATTACGCTTTGCACGGAGTATTTGTCCACGCTGTGGACCGTTAGCTTTATAACTTACATGAACCCAATCTGGTTTTTCATCATCACCAAATTCCCATATTAACTGATCAAATGGAAGATTATCTTTAATATATTCAAATACATCAGTATTACTTGGACCAGGGTGACCATCCATATCAATGTCAATAGCTTCGCCTTTACTATGCTGAGAAGTTGTACTTCCGCCAATAGCTTTATTCAATGCGTCGCTACGATAACCAGATGAAATAAAAATAGCTTTACTAAAGTGCTCCCTGATAGGTTGAAAAATATTCTCTGCTAATTGCTTTGCAGCTTCAAGATGATCTCCATCTGGTGTATTATCTATGCCTCTGCGTTTAGCTGTTTGCGATCTTGTGAATTCTGCTAGCGATAAATTCTTTGATAATTTCATTCTTCTTCTTCTTCTTTGTTATACTTACCAAAAATCTTACCTGCCTCTGCAATACCAAAAGCACCAAGGGTTATGTATACAAAAGAATTGAATATAATATCATTAATAACCAATGGTTGTCCCCACAGACCTGTTAGAATATCTGTGATTGCAAACAAAGTCATCATTGCAAAAGACAAAAAGCCAACGATATTTTTTTCGTTGTACTTATTTCTGTTTTCAAATATTTTCCAAAAACTCATATCACATATTATTTGAGCCTTTAGCCTTTTCAGTAATAGGCCCAGCTTCATATGGATACTCGTTTTTAGCCAACAATTGGATACCATCTTTTCCAGATGATCTACCAGGTCCGATAGGCATGCGTTGAAGATCTACTGGTCCTTCCCAAATTGTTTCTTGCCCAGATTGAGGAGCATATCTTCTCTCAGCTGGCGCTTTGTATTCATTAGTCTTTTTCATGATTATTGATTTCTGTGTTTTTTGCTACCAAACATTTTAAAAGCAGCATTAGTTAGCATATCATTATTTCTACCTGAAACATTGTAAATATCATTTGGATCTGGCTGCATACCTATTTGATCCTGCATACCCATTTGATCTTGTGGTTGAACCGCTTGTTGTATCTGTTGAAGATCTGTTGCATTTGACATTTGGTAAAGTTTACTACGCATCATTGCTCTATTGTAACCATCAGATACTTGATTAAAAGCACTCAAATCAATTGATGATTCATCAATTTCTGGTATATTAGGTAGAAAATCGCCTGAATTAATTGACGATTTGTCATTTTCTGGTATATTAGAAGGACGAGCTATTTCGTCTTTTGGTAGCGTATAATCTTGCTTTTGTAACTCGACTCCAGTGTCAACAATCTTGTTCAATGGTTTTCCTTTCTCTGCTTTTTTCTCTGTTATATATTTTGTAACGGCCTGTTTCATTGAGTTACTGTCTTCAAGTCTTTTTTTCAATCCAGAAAAAGGACCTGTTTCACTGAGGTTTTGTCCTTTGCCAAAATAATCTTTAAATGTATATGGTCTATCAACGCTTGGTACTCCTGATGTTTTTTGATCTTCAGACTCATTTGCACCTTTATATAGATTTCTTGTTCCTTCATTTCCTGAATCCACTGGATATTGACCCGCGGCTGACTTACCAATAAATCGATTATCTCCATAAGCACCTGTGTCTTTCAATGGAGACTTTCCATACATTTTTAGTGGATGATTACCTTTTTTCATAATTGTTCATGTTTTTAATTGATACGCGTAATACCTTATCCATGTATGTTTCTCCGCGCATTATTGAGTTACTTCTTTCGTTTTCCGGTATATCCTCTTGACCAAGCATGATACGATATATCCTATTTATTAGTTGTTTACCTTTAAATGATATTTGATATAAATGATGCTTTTGAGTTGTATAATTTCTCTCTCTCCATACAACAATCCAACCTTCTTTCAATAATCTATTCCAACGTCGGTTGTCCCAGCTATAAGAAAAACTACCTTCTTTAAAGTCTTGCTTAGAGAAATAAGAAAGGCAGTCTAGGTATATTATTAACTCTAGATCTGCCTCCCGTAAATCGTTATTTCTGCAAGCCCATTTTCTAATTATTCTATAGTACTTTAGGACGTTTAATTCCCTAAAGTGCTTAGGCTCTACATGTCTCATAATACAACTACAATATCAAACTCTTTTATGATTTTATAAATTGTACCATCGATTTCAAGATCAAAGCCTGCGTGTCTGTCATAATATATTCTCTCTCCAGAGCCTACACCATTAACATCATCACCAACTTCAACCACGGTAGCTTCTCTATATCTTATATCTTCTCGATGTTTTTTACCAAGTTCAAAACCACTTTTGGTCTTTACATGACCCTCTTTTGTAGGATCAATGATTACATACTTACCTATCACCCTCATCGATCCTTAGATTATTAATTACACAATTTGTTGATAATATAGTTGTTGATACAGAAACTGCGTTCTTTAATGCACTTTTTGTAACAAGCAACGGATCGATAATACCAGCCTTGATCATGTTAACATTATTGCCAGTCTTTACATCTAGACCATAACCAGCGCGGGCATCCATTTGTTCTGTAGTAAAATCAGCGTTATCAAGAATAACTTGCCAAGGCTTTTGTATTGCCTTAAGCAATATTTCTTCTCCCTCGTTTGCTGGCTTAATACGGTATGCTGCATTAAGCAATGCAATACCACCACCTGGAACAACGCCTTCTTTTATTGCCGCCCTAGTAGCGTGAATCGCATCTTCTACTCTATCAATCTTTTCTTTTAGTTCAACCTCTGAATTAGCACCAACTCTTACAACTCCAACTTTACAAGATAAAAACCCAAGTCTTCTTTCTTGAGATAGCTTTTTGGCTTGGTTAGTCTCTTCTTTTAGCTGTGATTTAACTGAATCAATAGCTGCTTGAAGCTCTTCAGATACTTCATTTATTTCGATAATAGTCTCATGAAGATCAGTAGTTGATCTCAAACAAGTACCAAGGTGTTCAGGCTGAATCATGTCAATATCATCACCGAGATCTTCACTAATAACTTTAGCACCAGTAATAAGTGCTAAATCATGAAGCTTTTGTTTTCTATTAAAACCAAAGTCAGGTGAATCGATTACATTGACCTTAATATTACCCTTGAGCTTATTCATCGCTAACGCGCCTGCAACTTGTTGTTCTGTTTCCGCAACGATTAGTAGCTCCTTTTTATTTCTTATAACAAACTCTAATACAGATTCAATTTCTCTTATATTAGATATTTTGTTTTCACAAATAAGAACAACTGGGTTATTTAAAACACATTTATTCTTATCCTCGTTTGTGGCAAAATGAAGATTAGTCAAACCTTTATCAAATGAAGCGCCACTAATAATCTTGTGGTATGTTGTTTCATCATTTGATTGCTCCATTGTTACCACACCATTCTCGCCAACCCGCTCAAACGCCGATGATATAATCTCACCCAGCTCTGGGTCATTATTGGCTGATATTGTGGCAACATGCCTCAACATGCCGCCATTCACTGGTTTGGCGATTTTCTCTAGGTACTTAACAACCTTATCAGTTGCGGTTTTAATACCATATTTAACATCCTTAACATTGTGCTCATACGCCTCAGTAAGTATCGCGTGAGCCAACACGGTTGCGGTTGTTGTTCCGTCACCAGCCTCATCTACTGTTTTACGCGCAGCATCTTTTAACAAAGTAGCCCCCATGTTTTCTACTGGATCTCGTAGTATAATCGAGTTAGCTACCGATACTCCGTCTTTAGTGATTATTGGCTTACCAGCATCGTCTTCTAAAATAACAGATTTACCTGATGCTCCTAGTGTAGAACTAACAGCCTTATATAGCTTATCTACACCAGAGTAAATCATTTGTCTTGCCTCCAAACCAAAGTTTAGATGCTTAACAATATTCGTCTCTTTCATTTAATTAAATTTAATTCAGCGTGTCTTGATCTCTAAATATTAACAAATGAAAGCCGAAGCCTAATATAAAGGCTCCGACTCCCAATGCTATTATAGTAATTGTTTCTAACATTAATCGAAGGTCTTAACCACTTTTGGTCCTTTAGCGAACTCAAGTTTTTTCTCATAATGCTCGATGCTACCATCAATGGCAGCTTCAGCGCCCTCTAGCGTCTCACGACGTGTGATAGGTTTCCATTCATCGACTGGACCATAGCGCTCATCAGCGTTTTGAAACTCTGTCTGGAAGTAACCATTTGCGAGTTGAACAATACGCCAATTCTTTTTTTCTGTTAATCTCTCCCACAATTCAATGGTATGGGTTTCTACTTTATCCTGATTTGTTTCATTAGACCAGGATCTTGTCCAATAATAAGTTGTCATAATAATTGGTTTTAAGGTTTCGATGCTGGGTTTTTTATAATGGCAAAGATAATGCATCGTTACTTATCTTCACCACGGCTTTTAACTCTATTTTTTGCGGTTAGCAATATTCTTTCTTCGAGACGCGCGACATTAGCTTTCGTGTCTGCGTTCTCTATTAATAATCTTTCTATTCTTTCACGAAGTTCGTTTACCTGATCCTCTAGCTCTTTAATCCGTTGTCTATTATCTTCCCGTATTTCAGATTTAATTTGAGTAGAGTTATCTTTACCTGATCCTCTAGCTCTTTAATCCGTTGTCTATTATCTTCCCGTATTTCAGATTTAATTTGAGTAGAGTTATCTATTTTCTTTTTCCAGATGTTCCAACCTTCTTTAAGACCTAACGCACCAACTAAACCAACTACCAAAGAAATGATAGTTTCAGTTTCCATTGTTTTGTTTTTATAATATATTACACGCTAATGCGTATACTTATCTACCTTGGCCCCTATATTTCTTATTATAGTTTTTAGAAGTCTTTATTTTGCTTGACTTTTTCTTACAGTGTACACCAGGTCTTTTTGACCTTGTTTTGCGTGTAAATGTACTAATGTTTTTTGCCATTTTAAATATTCCTTGATAATGCAGTTGAGTAGCGCACAATAGCGTCATCTAAATCTGCTACTTTTGTAGAATTTAATCCTTCCTTTAATACGCACCCAAATCTATATTCAAAATCTGAAGCGTTTGCTACCGCTGGAGTTGCACTACTTTGAATATTTTGTGCGCCAATGAAAATATTATACGTATATGGAGCACCACTATCTTCAGCGTTAAGAGTACCAAGGGATGAACCATTTAAATAGTTAGCCTTACCTCCGTTTATAACTCTATCTGCTGTAGCAACAAATCTACCATTATACGTTCCACTTGTAGTAGTTGTCAATCTATTACCACCACCAGCAGCGTGAATATCTTGATTCAAATTACCGTTAATTAACATCATTTGGGTTCTTTCCCCTGATGATGTTCCATATCGACCAGCTAACAAACCAACAGAGGTTGCATCTCCATTAGCTATTTGAACACATAATGTTATATCATAGCTATTTGCAAGTGTTAATGAAGAAGGAGTTAAATTGGTATCACCATATTGCGTGCTACCATCAAAGGTAACCCCTGTTGACGCGTGTGTTGGTGAATTAATCCAAGTGTGGTTGAATGATGTTGTATCTCTAAGGTTGTAAGCAGCGGCGGCCAATGATGTCGGTGATACATCCGACACCGCCTTTTAAATCTAATACAAGCTGATTCACAGCATTTTTTTCCGTTGTATTAGTTATACCAGCGGCTGTGAAATAAGCTAACGCATCTGGATCAAATCCAGAAGCTGGGGTTAAAAATCCTGTTAGTGCAAAAAACATATTATTTAAAATCTTGTACTATTGAAGCGTAAATATTGACTCCATCAGATATAAACGTAATTATATCGATTGAATTTGCATTAGTCGTAATAGTTGGAACAGAACCGCCTGGCCATAGAACCAGACCGCCACTAACCACATAAGAGGTTATATTAAATGACGGTGGTGCAGCAGCATCTTGCGTTACTTTGATAACAGCTGGTGTTCCAACGCCAAGATTAGTTATAGTTAATGAACAATCCTCGTTTAGGGTAAGCTCTGCATACACACCATTTTGTGCGTTAAGTGTTGCAGCGCCAGAAACGCTTGTGATAGAGTTTAATATTGCTTGAAATTGATCTGCTTGAACCGTGCCAGCGTTTGTAATATTTTTAGCATTAGCGTCCAACGCGCCGCCGAGTTGTGGTGTTGTGTCTTCTACCACATTTGCTAGATATGTACTTGAATCAACAGAAC